GAAAGTAAAAATATCAATCGGTAATACTAAAATGGGCAAGATACCAAGCGTATCATTGCCACCTATCAAATCATGTGGCAATTGCAAAGATTGTGCGTCTAAATGCTATGCGAATCGAGCATAATGAAATCGAAAACGATATCAAAGGAGAAATAAAATGAAAAAGAAAGAATTTATTTCAGGATTCGCCATAGAGAAAATGGTCGCCAAACATTTAGATATTGAGGAAGAATGGATAGTAAGTATAGACATTAGTTTAAACGGGATTCGAGTTACGTATGATTCTCCAAGCGACGATAACGACTAAAATAAAACACTTGACATATTTATAAAAGTATGATATAATATCTCTTAGCCTGTCAATTCAATTTAAAGTGAGGTATTTAATTTTGAAGAAAGTAGTTATTATTGCAGTAGCACTTTTTATTAGCACGTTTTGTAGCACATTTTCTTATGCATCAAATGAGATTAAGTTAAGGGCAACGGGATATTATATCGATATAAATTCTCAATCAGATATATCGGCACAAGAATTAGACGCCTTTTTGTCAAAAAGCGGATTGGCTGGTCTTGGCAAATGCTTCAAAGAAGTCGAATCTTTATATAATATTAACGCTGAGGCATTATCCGCGATTGCAATAGAGGAAAGTGGCTGGGGAAAGAAATGCGCCAATACGAATAATCTTGTTGGATTTGAGGCAAGGCATAAATCTAAAAATAGATATGCTGCTTTTAAAAGCAAAGAAGAGTGTTTACATATTGTCGCAAAACATTTAGCGAATAATTACGTCAAGCCTGGGCAAAAATATTTTTATAAATCTGCTATGCTAAAAGATATTAACCATTTTTATTGCGAACTTCCAACATGGAAAAATAATGTGGGCAATATAGTCAAAAAAATTCAAAAATATAAAAATAATATACGAAAACATATTGATTTGTAATTAAACATATGCTATTATAGAAAGGAGGTGATAAAAATGATACTAAAGCCAAAAGATGTAGCTAAAATTTTAAATGTTACTGTCAACACGCTACAGAGATGGGATAAAGAAAAAAAACTCATTGCTTTTAGAAATCCAAAAACCAATCGAAGATATTATACCAATGAATTAATAAGCGATTTTCTCCCACCGCTTCATGTCTTTATCGATGAGGATGTGAAATAATATGAGATATTTATACAAAATAACTAATTTAATTAATGGCAAGTCTTACATTGGACAAACAAAAAATTTTAAAAAAAGGATATGCCAACACAAAACATGTAAATCAAAAACAGCAATACACTTAGCAATAATTCAGTATGGTTCTCAGAACTTTTCATACGATATCATAGGAACTTACGGACTAGATCAAATTGATGAAATTGAAAGAGAGTTTATTACTAAATTTAATACAATATGGCCCAACGGTTATAATTTAACACCAGGAGGTATATTCTTTAAAAATCAACACGAAGAAACAAAAAGAAAAATTAGTATAAAAAATAAAGGTAAAAAAGACCCTCCCTTTACAGAGGAACATAGAAGAAAAATATCAGAATCGCAAAAAGGGAAAAAACTATCCCCCGAGCACATTCAGATGATTAGAGAAAGAAGCATAGGAAGAAAATTATCAGACGAGACAAAAAAGAAAATATCCAGTGCGCATATGGGGAAAAAGTTAAGCCAAGAGACCATTGACAAAATGATAGGCCGGCCCTGCTCTCCAGAAACAAGAGCAAAAATGAGCCAGTCTCAAAAAGGAAGAACACACTCAGAAAAAACGAAAGAGAAGCTTAGAAAAATTAATTTAGGAAAAACGCCTTCGCTAGAAACAAGAACAAAAATATCTAAGTCTCTCACTGGGCGCCCATCCCCTAAAAAAGGCACAAAAATGACAGACGAGCAAAAGAGAAAGTTATCAATTGCACATATGGGAATTAGACAAACGCAACAATCGATAAATAAAAGATTAGAAACAATGCGAAAGAAAGGGCTTATAAAATAAGCAACAGACATATGAATTACCAAAGTATGTCCATGCAGAGAAGATAGCATACATACATAACATTAGACAATATCCTAATTATGGATTCGGAGAAAATATGGCAAGGAGATAATATGCAAGGCAATAGAATCATAGATTTAAAAAACGAAATAGATTATCTTAGAGGTTTAATTGAACAAAGAGATAATATGATATACGAGTTAAACGAAATGATTTCTGATTTAAAATCAGAATTGAGAGATATAAGAAATGATTAAGGAGATAAAACATGAGAATGTTTAAAGATTGGGATGAAGGCCCAGATGAAGATGGCGTCATGTGGCGAAATAAATATATCGAAAAACCGCTTAGATCAATAGATGTAATGCCAAAAGATACATTATTCATATATAAGGATAACTTACATAAAATCTTAAATCAGTCCTTAGTACAAGAAGGATACGACATAGAGATAGACCATATTGAAATATCAGACGAAGGACATTTATGTATCTTTAGAAAATATAAGGAGAGAATATGAGAATTTTGGTGGCATGCGAAGAAAGCCAGGCGGTGACCTTAGAATTAAGAGCGCTTGGGCATGAAGCATATTCATGCGACCTATTGCCATGCTCAGGCAGTCATCCAGAATGGCATCTGCAACAAGATGTTATTCCGCTATTAGAACAAGAATGGGACATGATAATAGCGTTCCCGCCTTGCATTGACCTATGCTCAAGCGGGGCGGCACATTTTGCACAGAAACGCGCTGATGGCCGACAACAAAAATCAATTGATTTCTTCATGGCTTTTGTTAATGCTAAATGCAAACATATCGCGATAGAGAATCCAATCGGCATCATGTCTTCAATGTATCGAAAACCAGACCAGATAATACAACCATGGATGTTTGGCCACATGGAATGTAAATCTACATGTTTATGGCTAAAAGGATTGCCCAAATTAAAAGAAACAGATAATGTTAAAGACGAAATGATGAAACTTCCTAAAAACAAGAGAGAAAGAATCCACTATCTTCCTCCAAGTAAAAATAGGTCAGTTCTTAGGTCAAAGACATTCGCTGGCATAGCAAAAGCAATGGCAATCCAGTGGAGCGAGTATATAAAATCTCTTGACATTAACTCTAAAATATGCTAAAATAAATTTATGATGTTTTAAAATTTTAAGAGAAAGGAAAAGAAAAACGCCCTAAAGATTTACGGTCTTTAGAGCGCCATAGGTTGCTACACAATGACTATCTTAACACAAATCCCATTGCATGTCAATAGGGAATCAATAAAAAACTTCATAAATAAAATAAATTTATCCGAATCCCGGATTCAGTTTCAGCATGGAATTGGCTCAAACATCACTGGCGCTTGGGCTGAACCGCTATCTGATTCTCTTTTCCTTCGCATGGATAAAGCTCAATCGAATGGCGAGGGCGTTTATCTTATTCCTAACAAAACAACATCACGCAAACAAAACGATGTCTTAGATTATTCTAATCTATTCTTCGATATCGATCTTAAAGATAATCCAACATACAAATCAGGCGCCGATATATCCAATGTGCTTATTAAATATGCATCTTCTAATTCATGTCCGATCAGATTAAACTGTATAGCTAATTCGGTTGGCGGCCCGCATGGATATATTCAAGTTACAGACCTATCTAAAACTTCATACAAGGACGTTTGGAGTGCCGTTGCCAATATAATCCGATTCGACACCGGCTTAATTTTAGATAGGGCTGTATCAACGCCTAATCACCCAATACGTTTGCCTGGATCTTTCCATAACAAGGACATTAACAATCCAGTTGAAGTTACATTGGTTAACTTTAATAACCAACCGATGGTTAAAGATGAAATATTTGAATCTTTAACTTCCAGATTTATCCAATCTGAAAATAGCAGCAAAAATGCACCTTTAAAAAAAACCAACAATAATAATGAAAGTAATACCCCTTTCTCCCCATCTCCTGTATCTATATCTACATATATATCTTATATACAAGATAATATAATAGAAGACATAGAATATAATAAGATAAGAGATAAGTATATGTTTAAGAGTAATCAAGATTTATTTTTATATATTAATAGTCTTGATATGAATGATATGTTTGACTTGGGCGCGTCTAAGTCGGTTAAGTGCATCTTCCATGAAGATAGAAAAGAAAGCGCAGTTGTTTATCGCGGAGCTGATGATAATAGTTGGCTTTATTATTGTCATAGCAGTAATTGCGCTGTGCATGGTAGAGCCTTAAATAATATACAGATGATTTGCAAGTTATGTAATGTGGGCGTATCTGATTTCGTTAAACAGCTATGCTCTGCGGTTAAAATATTTACAGGTAATGAAGAATACTATCGTGAGATTAATAAACTTATAGGCAACCAGAATACATGGTTTGATTTAAACGGTGCTGATTATCCTGCTATTAATAAATTACTGAGAAAGAATAGAAGTTCGATACATGATTTGATTAAATATCAACTCGATAAATCACAGCCAGTTGAGTTATATTATAAGGGCAAAGCGCTTACATTCTTGTCGAATAGATATTTCGGTTCGATTATAGGCAAAGATAAAGGCACAGCGAATAGATTGTTTAATCTGCTTGGCCAACTTGGATTAATTCAGAAGGTATTTATTGAGAATGTACCTACATCTTTCGCTGAAACATCAAAAGAATTAGCGCAGCAGTTTATAGGACATAACGAGATCAGTTACTATGTTATGCCAGAATATAACGAACAAACACTTAAACAAGCAGAGGCAATAGCGCGTAAACTAATAAATTGCACAGTAACAGTATCGACGTTATCGTGCAAATCTATTGTTAATAACCTTGGAATCGAAGCTGCAAAGAGAACATATGTAATTGATGATGATGTCAAATGTATGTTCTATAATCAAGATACAGGCGAAGAGTTCTTCTTTATAACACAAGGTAAGGCAATGTTTCCTGTGGTATTTGATAATTTTAAGGTAAAGGAGTTGAATGAAGAGTTTGATAAAGAAAGATATTTAAGAGCGGGGCCTGAATAAAATAACAAGGAGAAGCAATATGAAACATAAATTAATATTAACCAACGCGATATTAGAACAGGCAAATGCTTGTTTTGATGGCATAATATGGGTCAGAGCATTAATGAAAAAATATCGTAAATCATGGTTGTCATTTTATGCAACGTATAAGAAAGCACCAGATCATTATAAAGCATGGGCGTTACACAAAATTTCACCAAAATATACAGAATGGATATTATCACATGAAACACCAAACAGAATAGCGGAGTTATTAACAACTAAACTTGTTCCATCATCGGATAATTCTGGGAAAGCATTAAATAATATTATGTGTCCCCACAACTCTGAAGAACAAATCACAAAGATTATAAAGGATTATATTGTCAAACAAGGATGGTAATCACCTATATTCCTAATTATGGATACAATTTAAAAGTAGATAAGGAGTAATCATGGGAATAATTAAAGATATCAAAAAAATAATAACAGAATATAGAGAAAACGAATCATTCGATAAGATTGATCTATGCAATTGGCTACAAGATTATATTGATAAGTATGCAAAACAGCGAGTCAAATATGCCACTGATTATCAAAAAGACAATGTCGAATCAACTCGCGAGTATTCAGCCAAATGGAAGAAAGATAACCCAGAAGAATATAAAACACAACAGAGAGAATATAAAAGAAAGGTTAATGGATATTATGAAAAACATAGCAAGGAAATACTTAGCAAAGCAGATGATAGTCTTAAAGATAATAGAGACGCTGAAATTATTGAAGTTGGAATAAAAGATGAAAAGGAGTCAAATGATGAATAAGAATGATATGCCTTTATTTCCATTAATTAGCGCATTGGCGGGATATAGATTAATAGTTATTGACCCCAAGCAAATGCCTGGATTAAAGGAGGCTGATATAATGATTTCAAGAGGATTATATAATAAGATGAGAGATTTATGCCCTGCCGCATTTCCAGATAAAGAGGAGAAAAATAAAGATGAAGTTAAAAAATAAATCATGGCAGGTTGATACGCATATTGTTCTAATGCCTGTATGCAATGGAACGATACGCAAGATACTAAACGATAGGGTTAATAATAGGTTCACAGATATATATGTTCTGGATGTTGGGCCAGATTTCCATGACCCACAAGCAACATATGGCATAATTGAAAAGTATATGCGCTCTAATCAGAATATATTATGGGTTGACCATCATTTCGAGAATTGGAGCGAAGAAGCTAGATATAAATATAATGCTTCAAAGAATTTGATATTAGCTAACACAAGAAGTTGTGCAGAGATAGTTAAGAACATGAAGTTTGAAAAGTTATCTCGCAATCTTGTATGCTTCGGTACAGACGCAGATGGAATTATATCAGCAGCGTTATTATGTGCCGGCGACTTTCTTAACGATAGGCAGAAAGATAGATTAACTGATATAGCTATCAAATGCGATACTGCGTCATTCTATAGCGACCAGTTAGCAACTAACTTTCATAAGGCAGTATATATAACAAGACTTAATGGCACATCAATACAGTTACTTGAACTTATGGTTAATTTAGCTAAGGCTAATTTTGCTAAAGGCAAGATTTACAAAGAACTCATGGCAACAGTAGATAAGTATGATGAAGTAATAGCGCCGGCCAATAGAAAGATAACAAGCGGTCAGGATGTATTACTTATCAGCGACGTTAACAATACCAACGTTATTGTTTTTAACTCTGATAATGTATGTAATGCTGATCTAACATATATATTTAGTAGATGTTATAACTATGGATATAAAATTGCTATCGTCGAGAACTCAACATTTATAAGAGTAGCAAGTAATACTTATGATTTGAAAGCTTTATTTAAATTAGATCATGGAATGAAATATAAAATACAGCTACCGAAAAAAGAATGGAAACTAAAAGATGTTTATGAAATATGTAAAAGGAGAGTAAACTATTATGAATTATAAAGTAAAATGTCCAGATTGTGAATGTGGACTTAGCCTTCAAGAGATTGTTGATGATAATAAATCTGATATATTAGACATGCTTGATAGCGAGATTGAAGACGAAGCCACAGAAATGTTTAAAGAGTGGAGAAAAGAGGAAAAGATTGAACAGTTAGAATTTATAAAAGATAGCATTAAAGATTTGATAGACAAAGAGAAATATTTTACTAATGGCGATAAGATTGATTACAAAGAGGCACTTGTAAAAATAATGAAGGATAGTGAAGAATATGAAAAATGAAAACCTTGAGATAATAAAAGACAAGATAAATGAATTAATAAAAGGATACCCAGGGCCGAGTAAACCATTAATTATAAAACACTTTCAGCCTGCATTTGATGCGTCCGAGCGCATGGCTGCGGAGATTGAAAATTTAAAAACTATTATTAAATCATGTGAAATTGGTGAGAAAGGAATGCGCGAAGAAATAGCAGACTATCGGGGTAAAATTGCCCGCCTCAAGGCAGAGCTTGAATCCTACCAAAAAATAATTAATCTTTGTGATTATTGTATAAAAGAATATCCTGAATGTGATGCGCCTAAAGAGATAGAGTTTTCTGGTGCCGATGGTATAATAAAATGTTCTGCTTTTAAAGATGGGCGTAACTTATGGAAAACAATACGCGATCTCAAGGCCGAGCTGGAACAGAGGCCGGGGATTATATATTGTAAGGAATGTTACAAACGAGGTTTGGTGCAGTGCCCTATGTGGGATTATAGTATCAACAAAACTTTTGACGAAAGAGTTAGTCAAACCGATGATGATTTTTATTGTGCCAACGGCGTAAAGAAAGAAAGCGAGGGAAAACGATGACAACCATTCTTCTAATAATGTTTTTATTAAGTTTTCCAGTGCATACGAATGACCAATCTGAGTATATAACCGTTAAATCAATCAATAAGCATATAGCTCTGATATCTTATCCAGATGGAAAATAAATAAAAATAATCATTTCCAAAGAAGGAAGAATAATAAAAAGCGAGGGAGAGAGATGATAACAACACTTAAAGCGCATAATAAATGGTTATTAAAAAAACTAAATATGATTAGAGCCGAATATGGTGAGCCTTATGATATTTGTGGTGGACTAGAAATAAAAAACCCATTCTGGAGACTTATTGCTTTTGATAGCCAAAAAGTTAAATATAAAATAATTATGGAAATATTATAATATTTTTATGATTATGGATTTGCTGGGAAACATGGGGAGCGATGCTCTTTCGAAAATGACACGAAAGCTAATACTATTTTTCTCGAATGTGGAGTTAAGGGTATATAAAGAAAGCGAGGATGAGAGATGAAAATGGTTTTTATAAGCATCACAGTAGTCGATGATGAAAAGAAAAAAGAATGGTCATCTGTTAAAAAGATACCATATCATGCTGGTGATGTAAATCAAGTAAACTTTGCAAGGTTTGACAGGATAAATCAAGTGCTTTACTGTTCGCAAGAAGCATTTAGAGAAATCGTAGAAAAGGTTGAGAGCGAGGATGAGAAATGAAATATAGCATACGAAAATTGCATTGTAATATGACGCTCGACCAATGGCACGATATAGAAAAATTTTATAACTCTATAACAAAAACATACGATATGTCTGTTGATGAGTGTTTGAAGACCGTTGGCCTTATTAGTATGAACGCGATAATAGTTGATGGCAAGCAAAGTCCATTAAACGAACAAGAGAAAGAATTTATAACTAATTTGTATGATGCCTATCGGAGGCGAAGAAAATAAATGAATAGATGTATTGATTGCCAACGTCAATTAATTAAAGACCATCAAGAAACACATGCAGATAATTATAATCTATGCAATAAATGCTATAAGAAAAGATTTGGCATTGAGCGCAGATATATTTATCAAAAAGAATCTAAGCAAAAATATTATCGATGTGCTATATGCAATCAAACATTTCCAACAAATGGGACTAAGATAGGGAATGAATGTAGCGCATGTAAATCTAAGAAAAATCATAGAATAAACAAAGGAAAGATGAAGGAGGTTGAAGCAGCTAATAATAAACTTATAAAAAATTTATGAAACTTATTGACAAAGATAAAATAAGGAGGTGCAAGCATGCGAAAGGTAGTTCATGGCGGAGTTTATTTTAAACAAGAAACTAAAAACAGAATATTTGAATTAATGAAAGCCCAATGCTCCGCAATTCATTCTGCATTCCAAGCTATACATAAGTATGAACAGACGGGGAACGCAGTCAAGAAGTATGTTAAAATAAACTTTATGAAATATCTAAATCAACGCTATGTTTCAGATGCTTGCACCGTTGCCTCTAGCATTATATCAGAACATGTACTGTTTGGCGGAAAGAGAACATGGGAAGAACTCCAAACGGGCAGAATTACTAAAGAACAATGGCTTCAAAAGCGAAACAGTCAGTTATTTTCACAAGGTGATGCAGCCAAGGATGGAAATCCTAACATCAGAATTAAGGGAAACAAAATATATGTAAACGACCCTGCCATAAGAGGCAAGTGGCTAGAAGGCTCTGTGTTTATTCCTATTAAGTTTAAAGGATGGATTTCACAGTGCTATAATGCTCGTCTTATCTATAAAAATAATAAATTTAAGATAGTGATTTCATTTGAGGTCGAAACCCCCGAATTAATAATCACTTCTAAAAAGCAAGGCGTTATCGGGATAGACACTAACCCAGATCAGCTTGCAGTTTCTGAAACCAACAAAGATGGCAACCTTATCAATCATTATTCCTCCAAACTCCAAAGGATTCAATTTGCTCGAAAGGAAAAGCGGGACTATGACGTTCAAGTAGCGGCCAAGAACATAGTAAATAGCGCCATTGATAAAGGAAAACCTATAGTTATAGAAAAATTAAACTTTAAAAAAGATAATAAAGGAACAAAGAAATTTAAGAGAATGAAACATAATTTCCTTTATCGTAAATTAACAGAAGCAATTAAGACTCAAGCCGCTAAACATGGCGTATTAGTAGAAGAAGTTAATCCAGCGTTTACAAGTATATTAGGTCAACTCAAATACCGAGGAATGCTCTCGTTGAGTTCTCATGAATCTGCTGCGTTAGTGATAGCGCGTAGGGGAATGGGTTTTAGAGAACGGCAAACTTTTAATATAACTAAAGACCCCAAGAAATCGGGATATTGGAACCTTGAAGGAAGAAAATATTCGAAGAGTATTGGAACAAAAGCTTTAGATTATTTGAAAGATTGTTTCCTCAAGCCTCCGCTCACTGCGGTTGATTTGGTCCCGTTGTAATTGACGGCATATAATCATAATCCGGTGTCGCAAAGCCGGAGGGTAGTCGTGGATGAGAATTGGTCGTCCGTGCGGTGGAATCTGATCTATAGCAATAAAGGTATAACAGAATGGGCTCCACGTCAGGAGAAAGAAAGGTCTCCTTCCAAATGTATAAGATTAAGTTTTTATATGTTTGGTAAACCAGGTATGGAAATGGATATATTATAAACTTGAAGACAATAATAGATCGGCATTATATAGTCTCAAAGAGGATATAACCGATATATTATTAAACTTTACTGAGTAGGAGGCGAATGTGATTGGAATATTACTATTAGCTATAGTAGTTATTATGGACAGTCTATTTGGAAGGAGAAGTTAAAAAAATAATAAGAAAGTTCTTGACGTTTAGAAACATCTATGGTAAAATATGATTAATGGAGGCAAATCAATGACAGGAGGAAAGCAAAGTGCAAGTAAATATTAAGATACCGGAAGACGATAACACAAGCAATGCGGTATGTTTAAGGTTTGACGTAATTGCGAAAGCAATGCAGTTAAGCAAACAACAGGCAGTCATTCAGGCGCTTAATGAGTTTAATATAACTCACGCCAATGTATTAAACGACATGGCTTATCAGATACCAGAAACAAAATAACTAAATATCATGAAAAGTTATAAAACAGAAATAAAATTAAATAATGAACAAAAAGAACAATTTCTAAAAACTATAGGAACTTGTCGATTTGTATATAATCTTTTTATTGATATCAATAAAGAGCGTTATGAATATGGCCAGCCTTTTATGTCTGGGATGTCTTTTTCAAAATGGCTAAACAGTCAATACATTCCAAATAGTCCAGACAAACAATGGATTAAAGAAGTTTCGAGTAAATCTGTAAAACAAAGCATAGTGAATGCAGAGAAAGCATATAAAGCATTCTTAAAAACAAAGAAAGGATTTCCGAGATTTAAAAGTCGTAAAAGCAGCATGAATATGTATTTTGTTAAAACAGATAACAAACAACCAATAATTTGTAAGCGACATAAAATAAAAATTCCAACTTTGGGATGGGTTCGACTAAAAGAATATGGATATATCCCTGTTTCCGAAGATATAACAAGTGGCAATATTTCAATGAAAGCAGGGAGGTTTTATGTTGCCGTTGTAACTCATGAAGAACATAAAATACAGAATAATAATACTAATACTGGAATAGGAATTGATCTAGGCATAAAAGAATTAGCCGTACTATCGAATGGCAAGACTTTTAAAAACATTAACAAAACAATAGCCATTAAGAAACTTAATAAGAAATTAAAAAGAGAACAGCGCAAACTTTCAAAGAAATATGAAAACAAGAAAAAGGGAGCAACTTTAGGAAGCAACTTTAATAAACAGTTATTAAGGATTCGAATAATTTATAAAACTATAACAAACATAAAGCAAGACTATCAGTATAAAGTTGTGAATGAGATAGTGAGAACCAAGCCATCTTATATTACAATTGAAAATCTTAACATTAAAGGCATGATGAAGAATCGGCATTTATCAAGGGCTATTTCGCAACAAGGGCTTTACGGATTTATTCAAAAATTAAAATTTAAAGCCTATCTCAACGGAATAGAAATAAGACAGGTTGACAGATTTTACCCATCTTCTAAATTGTGCAGTAATTGTGGCAAAATAAAGAAAGATTTAAATCTTTCAGATAGGATTTACAAATGTGAATGTGGGTTAATTATTGACCGTGATTTGAACGCGGCGATTAATTTACAACAAGCAACCGATTATAAGATTGCATGTTAAAGAAATCTTATAATCAAGTACCGATGGCTTGTCGGGAATTTACGCCTTTGGACTGTTATATCAAACTGTAGTAGCGATGCGAGGCAGGACAGGTTGAAGAAGGAATTATCTAAAAGTTAGCAAAGCTAACTTCAAAGGAGCAGCGAACTAAATGAATTTCCAAATTAGAAAAGCGGAAAGAACTCAGGTATGTCCTAAAATAGCAATATCTGGCCCATCGGGTTCAGGTAAAACATTATCAGCACTAATGATAGCTTATGGCATTACAAAAGACTGGTCAAAGATACTCGTCATCGATACAGAAAATAGCTCATCAGAATTATATTCAAACGCAGACATCAAGGGCTTATCAAAAAAGATAGGTCAGTTCGATGTTATTCCTTTCGGTCCTCCGTATGCACCAGAAAGATATGTACAGGCGATTCAGTGCGCCGAACAGGGAAACTATCAGGTTGTAATACTTGATAGCCTTTCTCACTCATGGAATGGCACTGGTGGCGCTCTCGATAAAGTCAACAATTCGAACTCAAGTAACTCATATGCGGCATGGAAACAGGTAACGCCGATATTCCAGAGAATGATTGATGCGATACTTCAGTCAAAATGCACGATAATCTGCACCATGAGGGCAAAACAGGATTATGTTATGGAAACGAATGAAAAGGGCAAACAAGTTCCTCGTAAGGTTGGTATGGCCCCGATTATCCGCGATGGCATTGAATATGAGTTTACTACTGTATTTGATATTAATCTTGACCATTACGGCTTTACTTCTAAAGATAGAACTGGCATGTTTGGCGGTCAGCTTATTATGGATGAAAGCATCGGCACAGCATTCGAACAGTGGAGAGTATCTGGCGCTCCCGTAAGAGCGGTCGAACAGACTCCAGTTCAGTATGCACAGAACACATTCCAACAGCAGCCATATCAACAGCCGACTTATCAGCCACAGCCTCAGCAGTATGCACAGCCCGTTCAACCACAGTATGTTCAGCCCCCTGTAATTCAACAGCCTGTCGCTACTATGGCGCCTTTGCCAACCAATGTATCATCAGAAAGGTCATCGGCTATTAGCGAGTTAATGTCGTTGTTCGGACAGATCGGCGTATCTGATAACCAAGAAGCACAGAAATCTTTAATATCACAGGCAACTGGCATAACTGAAGTAATATTTAAAAAACTTGGTGTTGAGCGTATAAGAGCAACATCAGATTTTATAAAACGTCAGAATGCACAGCCTGTAAACAATAGTGATCCTAAAGTATTATTTTAAGGGGAACAAATGCCAGATATAGTAGATATAAATTCTCAGATCGCTGATTGTCCTATCGACTTATCTGGCGACCCCGTAATACAGAGTGAAGTTGACTTACTGTGCTTAATATCAGATTATCCTACATCAATAGAATCAATAGCGCCAAATATACCGGATGAAATGATAAGCAATAGCGCAGTTGGAAAGTTAATTAAGGCTGTATTAAGAGGGCAACAGCAAATTACGCATTCGATAGTAGAAGAGACTGTTAATAATCCGATTTACAATGTTAAACGTAGCGTGTTTAAAATCTCAGATGTTCCTAAAATAATAGAGGCACTGCTATCGCATTATAAGCATAGATTCTTTACAAAGAAGCTGCCACAATCGTTATTAGCATGCAAATCACTATCGGATGCTGTAAGTAATATTAATGACGCTTATACAATCGCCTTAACGGGGTTAGCCAAATACGAAGTTAAAGACAATAGCCTTTATGCCGGCGATTTCATGTCATATATCAACCGTAAGGAAGATATATATAAAACAGGAATTAGAGTAATTGATAATTTAATAACAGCTCGTGGCATTGCATTATCTCAACTTATAACACTTGCTGCAGATACAGGCGTTGGCAAAACGCTTATCGCCGTGCAAATACTTGAGTATATCGCACAAATGTATAATGTGCCGTGTTGTATGTTTTCACTTGAAATGCCAATCGAGCAGATGTTATCTCGCAGAATAGTTCACTATCTCAATGGATGTATAACAGCAGACCAACTCATACGAAAAGAAATACCAGATGAGAGATTCCTTGAAATAGAACAGTCAGCAATACAAATGGCTAAAACACCAATATTTGTAAGGGATGATTTATATAACTATTCCGATATAACAAACGCAATACGAGCAATGGTTCCTAAGGGTTTTAAATTCTTTGTAATCGATTTATTACAGTTAATCAAGATGCCTGGCTCTAAGTTATCAGAGCGCGAACGCATAGATTGGATTACATCAGAACTTAAAATATTAGCAAATAAATATAAAGTAACAATATTCTTGGTTAGTCATCTACATCGTAAAGATGATATCAAAATGAGAACAGATGGCTCAATAGTTCAAAGAGAACCTGGCTTGGCAGATTTAAAAGGAGCCTCTGGTATTGAGCAGAATAGCGATAAAGTTATGATGCTCTGGTCTCCAGAGGTAGTAAATCCGAAGACAGATAATCCGAATATGTATCGTTATCTTAAGTTTGGATTGAAGAAGGATAGGTTCGGCAGAGAGTTTAGCATATGGCTGAAACACAATACAATGAGTGGAGTAATTGAAGAATGTATTCAGCAAGATATAATCTATATCGAGTCTATGATTAATTTACAGAACTCTAAACAAAAACAAAATAATTTCAAAACGTATCAAAAACAATTTAATGAAGGAGAGTAACAATGAACAACCAGATGAAACCCCAGTTAATCCTTACCGCTTGCAATTTCGAGGTTAAACAGACACAGGCTGGCACCAAAATTAATGTAATGATGCTTTTCAACGACCTTATATATCTTAAAGGCGAATTGAAAACCAAAAAAGATGGTGGCATATGGCTTGAGATCGCTAATGCACCGTGGAAAACAACCGAAGGCAAATGGAACAACAACTATCGTGGTGGCGTAGCAAATGAAGATTTCAAAAAGAATCTTGAGGCTCAGGTAATCGCTAATTATCAGAGTGGTCAGGTTTCTATTATAATGCCGAATATGAGAACTAATTATGATGCCGCGACTTATCTGCATCCTAGAGTTCCCGCACAGCCTCCCGTTCAGGGTCAGCAGCAGTTTAATCCTCAGCAGTATCAGCAGCCTCAGCCGCAGCAGTATGCTCCGCAGAATCAGTATCAGCAACAGGCACTTCCTCCGGCCCAGCCGCCCGTATATCCGCAGGGCAATAATAATCAGCATTGGGGCGTATAGTCAATCTAATAACCAAATAAGAGATAGAGGCGAGAGCGATCTCGCTTCTATTTTATTTAAGGAGCAAATGATGTTAGAAAAAAATATAGTTCTATGCCCTAAGTGCAAACAAAATACATGGCAGGACTCAGTCGAGTCTGGTATAGTAAGTGCAATAATGTTTCCAGATTTATCAGAGGTAAATGTCTGTGTGTATTGCAGGAGATGTAATAAAATATTTAACGTATGCTATGACGAGCCGGCCATACTTGAAATGACGAAGATACAATATGTAATATGGAAGAAAACACAGCAACCGGAAGTTGTTAAGATATCGAGGAAGAAAGAAAAAGTAATAGAAGAAAAGCCGTCATTGTTTTAAAGGAGCAAGCATGATACATTCTCATATTCACACATGCTTTTCCGCTAAGGACTCTCTTGTTCGTATTAAAGACTTAGTTAAATCGGCTAAGGATCGCGGATATAAAGCATTGGCAATTACAGACCATGGTTCAATAGGAGGCTCTCTTGATTTTTACGATGAATGTATCGCTAACGATATTAAGCCTCTTATTGGATGCGAGTTCTACTTAAAATCAGAAACTAAACTAACCACAAATTCACAAGAACGCATGCATATTATTGTGATATGCAAGAATAAAGCAGGTTGGAATAATTTACTCAAACTATTTAAACTATCACATATTAACTCGCATTATGTTCCTTTAACTTCATTCGATGACTTGGCAAACCATAGAGAAGGATTGATCTGTACGACAGCATGCTTTGCAGGGCCGTTAGCAACGCCCATCATGAACTCACGACCTGACTTAGCCATTGAGAATTTAGGGCGCCTTAAATCAATCTTTAAAGATGATTTGTATTTAGAATTACAGCCCAACTCACTACCATCGCAGCAAACAATAAACAATAATATTTATAAATTAGCGATTGAACACGAATTGCCTTATATTATTGGCATAGACACACATTATATGAACTTATCCGAGGCGAAGGCACAAGAAACATTACTTGGAATTAACATGAGAGCCACGATACTTGACCCCAAGAAAAATGCAGAGGCAGAAAATAAAGAAGAAGATGGAACCGGAGCAAAGAAAAAATATCGATTCGCGTTCGATAGTCATGACTTCTGGTTTATGACCGAGGAAGAGTTATATAAGCTATGGGATGAGAACCATAAGGAAATAGGCAAAGGCGTCGAAGAAGGAGATGCACCACATATAATAGCATTAATAAAAGCATTAGATAACGGGCAAGCAATGGCAGATAAAGTTGAAACATTCTCTATTTATCCGGATAGGTCAAAACTGAATATGACCTATGATATGACGGCAATAAGCGATAGAGAATTTAATCACTTCTTAGAAATAGATACAGAACATAAAACACAGCCATTATCGTTAAAATTCTTAAGATATTTGTGTCATGTTGGTATTAAAGAAAAGGGAATCCTCGATAAGCCTAATGCTCAAGAATATATCGATAGAGTTAGACACGAATTAAAGGATATTGAAGAGGCAAATATCTATGATTACTTATTAATTGTGTGGGATTTAATGAAGTGGTGCCGTGAAAACTCAATAGGTACAGGGGTGGCCAGGGGTTCTTCGGCGGGGAGCCTTTGCACATATCTTATGGATATTCATGGCGTTGATCCAGTTCAATATGGATTATTATGGGAGAGATTCTATAATGCAGGGAGAAAAGGCAGTCTCGCAGACATCGACATCGATTTCAGCTCTTTGCTTAGAGCAAATGTTATAGAATATCTTGTAACTAAATATGGTATAGATAAAACATCAATGATATGTAATTTCTCTTTCTTTCGCCCCAAATCAACATTTAAATCAGTATGTAAATTTTATGGCGTTACATATGAACAAGTTAATGAAGCATTAAAAGATGGCCGCCATATTGAAGAAGAGGAAGAAGATGTTATAGAACAATCTGAAATTAACTTATCTGTTGTTAAAAAAGAAATGCAAGAACTATTTACTATTAAAGCAGTCAATGAACTATTAGATTCTAATCCATATACCGAGGATATCAAACGAGATTGTATGGCAATTGTTGGATGCATATCTAATAAATCAGTTCATGCCTCTGGTATCGTTATAGCGTCTGATAGTTTAGAAAATTTATGCCCCACGATGACAAATAAATCTAAGAATGAAGCAATGTCAGCAATACAGCAAACCACAGAATGGGACATGAAGATGTTAGATCGTGCTGGCTTTATGAAATTAGATATATTGGCACTTAAAACAGTTGATATAATAAATGATACAATCAAGAGCATTAACAAACCAGAACATACGATGCACTCATGGAAGATGTTGGATAAGACTGACCCAGAGGTTCTCAATCTATTCACAACCGGACAAACGTCTGGTGTATTTCAATTTGATTATGGCAAAGAGTTACAGAGATTATGTCTTGAGTTTAAACCTAAATCATTTGCAGATATATGCGCTCTTACTGCACTTGGACGCCCTGGTGCCAAAATGTTCCTTGAGCAATACATGAGAAACAGAACAAAAGCAGAACATGAAATAGTTTTAGAAGACCCCTTGCTTAAACCAATACTTCACGAGACTAATTATGTGTTGGCGTATCAAGAGCAACAGATGGCAATAGCAAAAGACTTGTGTGGCTTTAATCTTAAGGAAGCAGATGATTTACGAAAGATTATTGCTAAGAAACAGGAAAGCAAAATACCAACAATGAGGCAGAAGTTTATTGATGGATATGTTAAGCGTACTGGCAAAGGGGATATAGCGATAAAAATATGGGACGCTTACTTCTCTAATTGCGAATATCTATTTAATAAATCTCATGCCGTAGCATATTCATTCAATTCATATGCAACCGCGTATTACAAACGATATTATCCTATTGAATTTATGGCCGCTGTTATAGATGCTAACAATGATGGAAAGCGTGAAGCAGTTGTTCCTTACATCCATGAATGTATGAGAATGAAGATACCAATTCATGCGCCAAACATAAGATTCTCGCCGGCTATAACATATGGAGATAAAGAGAATAAATCAATCTATCTTGGCTTAAATACAATAATGGATATGTCAAATCAAATGGCAGCTAAATCAACCAAGATGGAAAATGATAACGATTTAATTGATTTATTGTTTAATATGCCTAAGTCTCAATATGAAGCGATGATATTATCTGGCGCTTGCGATACATTAATTAAAGGAATTAATCGTCGCTCGTTACTTGAAACAGTTAGCAGTTATCATAAACTTAAAGCAGAGTGGTCAGAGTATAATAAAAAGATGCGCGACTACAAATCTAAAATAGAAATAGCAACAGCTAAAGGAAAGAAAACATCTGCCAAAGAACCTAAGCGACCTGTTTTAGATATGTGTCCTGCTCATGAGTTCCCGATAATGGACATGAGTGATTTTACAGATCGTGAAAAGATAGCACATGAAATTGAATACCTTGGATATAGTCCAAGTGACCCTGACTTTAAATATATGCCTTATATCCTTGGGACAACGATACATAGCTATCGACAGAAAGATGCACTAAAGGATAACGATATAGTATTTATGTATGGTGAAGTAACAGATGTAAAGGAAAAGAAAACAGCGAATGGCAACAACATGTATTCATTGCGAGTACAGCCTAAAACAATGACATATGGCTTTTATGCTACATGTTGGGATAATAAGTTTAATGCAGATAAATTAACAATAGGGAGTAAATTTATATTCCAGATGAAAGTAAACGAGTATATCGGAAGAGATAAAACATTGGTTAAAGGGTTTAATATAATGGATTATAAGGAGGCCAAAGAAATATGGAAGTAGTTATCAAGAGTATAACAACAGATAATTTAACTAAATACATCGCTGAATTTGCGAGAGTGTGTTATCGCCGTGATGAAAAAGAATCAACAGCCGACCAGGATTTAAATAGATGTATTAGTTTATGGAAAATGGGGCATGGCACTCCATTTGAATCAATTAATATCGACTTCCTTGTCAAAAATGTAAGTAGAAATTTATTGGCACAGATAACGCGATATAGGCATACATCCCCAAATGTTGAGAGCCAGCGATATGTTACCTATCGGGATGATATAGACTTTATTATTCCAGAGTCAGTAGAAAAATCATGCGCTTTAGCGAATGGAGAGTTTAATGTTCATTCTTTTTTTGCTTATGCTCAAGACATGTATGTCGCTCTATTAGATGACGATATTAAGCCGGAAGACGCCCGTTGCGTATTGCCTGGCGCAACCCCAACAAGGTTTAGAATGGTAATGAATCTAAAAGAGTTTTTTCATATATATAAACAGAGGTCAAGCCCAGAGGCCCAGAAAGAAATAAGAGATTTAGTCGAGTTAATGCTCAACCGCTTGCATGAGAGCGTTGATAATAACTCTCAAAAACTGTTGACCTTTGTGCAGAAAAATGTTAAACTATCAATCAAAAGCCTTATTAAAGACATAGAAAATTTGTGTCTTGAAGACTATTATGTGCAAGAACTTTGGAAACTTTTAGATGAGTATAAGGAGCTGACATAATGGAATGCAAATCATCTTATTTCTTTTTTTCATGTGAAGACATACAGTACCTTAGCAAATATAACTTCGATAAGATAAGAGTGGATACAGTCGATAATTTTGGTAGATTCCAGGGATATGAAGTTACAATATATGGCAATATCAATGCGATGATAGGCAATGGATGTAAATTAAAGGGATTTAAAGTGGATAAAGACGGTATGTCTGCCAAGCGAATGTTTAAAGCGCAGGGCATGCCGGCGGATTTTATGAAAGATTAAGGAGAGTGTTATGGGAGACCGTGATTTTACAAAAATAATAATGCCTAAGAAGGAAGAATGGTACAAAAATGGAATGGAGCATGTAAGCAATTCTAAAGTAGAATGTTATAGCATGTGTTCACTTAAATGGGCGCTCAAATATATTCTTAAAGAAAAAGAGCCTTGGAGCGATAACCTTGCGTTTGGTCAGGTTCATCATACGATCTGTGAAAAGATATTACTTGATGCTTATAATGATAAGAATTTCTATAAAACAGTTAATCAAGAGTATATCGATAAAGTATTAATACCAGAATGGCACAAGGCATTCGCTAAAGAGTTTGAGAATCATAATCTTGACAGTAAAGAGTACGAAGACATTAAGAAGATGAGCTTTGGCTCCATTACAGTTGCGCTTAAATGGCTTGTTGAACAGGAATTTGAATTACTTTCTATCAAAGGCAACGATGGCAATATGATACCGGCACAAGAATTTGGCGTTGGTGTTCCTATTGAAGACCCATCAACACGCAAATATCTCGATAGCCATTATTTGCAAGTATGGCCTGATGCAGTGGTTCGGGACAAGAATGGCGATATAATAATACTTGACCATAAAACAGCAGGGCGCAGATACACCGAAGATAAAATTAAAACGGCTATGCAGTTACCTTTATATGCCTATGCACTTAAAGATATACTAAAAGATAGTGGCTACGATTATAAGTTTAAAGTAGCATATGCGGTATTACTTAAACAGAAAAATATAGTAGTCGAGTATTATGAAAAAGACATTGATGGAGAAGATATCAACGCGGCGTTATACAAAATATGTATGGCTGTTGATGGTATCGAGAAGAAAGCCATAAGTGCCACTCCATTAGAAATGGCGCATTCATTCTGCGGCTTTAAGCGAAAATGTATGAAAGAAGATGGCGAATGCGTCAACTATAGATTAATAATGGAAATAACTAAAGGTGAATATGAACCGCCTAAAAAAGAAATAAAGATGGCAGAAGAAGTGGTAGCAAATGAAGAAGTTCAGGGAAATAGCAAGGAAAGCGATAGCACTTCCGTTAACGATAAAAACGAAGGATGGTGGTAAAACAGTGATTAACAAGGACATTAACAAACTGGCTCCGTATCCTAAATCAAAGGCACAGAAAGAATGTAAGCACGAGCATTATCGTTTCTTAAACAGGAATGAACGTCGTAAGAAAGAGTTTGAGAAGATAGGCGCAGAAGCAGGGTGCTTAGATTGCGGGTGTTTATTCGTAAACATAAAAGATGAGGTGACCTTTGGAGATAAAAAATAGTTCTTGTCTTAACGATGCTTGCTGTGATATCTTCCAGAAGTTCGGAATTAATGGCAATACAACATTCAAGGTATTAGAGTTTAAAATCGATGGTAGACCATTAATACTTAAGAACAATAAACAGATATTTGTTAACCCAGAAACAAATAGGCCAATAGTTCTTAAGAATAAAAACTACGAGGCAAATATTAAAGATGTTCACAAGGCTCTTGAAATACAGAGAATGAAGTATCGTAATGATATTGAATTTCCTATCAAAGTATGCTTTGTAGCATATGAATTTCATTATGGCAATAAGATTATGGGCGATATCACTAACTTATATGAGGCGCCGAATGATGCCATGCAATATGTTGGCATATTAGAAGATGATAAACTGATCGCTACTACATTGCCTTCATGTAGGATTATCGATAAGAAATGGGAAGGCTCAATAATAAGAATATATGTTCCAGATAAACTATCTCATGTAGTAGAGGAGAAATAATGACTTGTTGTTCACAAAAACCAGTAACTATGAAGTTTAAGAAATTAAATCCTAATGCTCAGATTCCAATTAAAGCATTTTCTACTGATGCCGGCGCTGATTTAAAATCAGTTGCTAACCTAACAATCGAGGCTGGCAAGAATGCAATTGTGCCTACGGGCCTTGCAGTTGAAATGCCAGAAGGTTGGGAGGCACAAGTAAGAAGTAGAAGCGGATTAGCCGCTAAGTCGCAAGTATCTGTCCAAAATGCGCCAGGGACTGTTGATTCAAGCTATCGTGGCGAAATTGGCGTTATATTACAGAACTGTGGCAGTAAGCCATTCGTCATTAATATAGGCGATAGAATAGCACAGATTGTCTTTAAACAAGTTCCTATGGTTGAATTTGTTGAATCGAATGATTTATCTGAAACAGATCGAAATTCTGGCGGATTTGGCCACTCAGGAGTAAGATAATGATAAAATTAACTAAAGAAGAAAAACTTCAAAAAAGACGAGAGTATCGAAAAAAAAATTTGGAAAGATTCAGGCAAAATGACAAGGATTTTTATCAAAGGCATAAAGAACGCCTTAGAGAATATAAGAAACAAAAAACAAAAGAATATAGCGAAGTGATGAAAAAATGGAAAAAAGAAACATCAGATAGAAATAAATCTATTTTATATTTAGGCATATGTGAAGAGTGTGGATATAAGGGGACCACGCATCTACATCATATTGATAAATCAACTAAATCTTTTACTATTGGCCCTAAAGTTAATAGTAACACTAATATTGATATTTTAATGGAAGAACGAAAAAAGTGCATCGAGTTATGTTGTTCATGCCATAGAAAACGACATCCAGAGATAATGAATAAGTGTAGGAAGAAAGTAAAAAATATTAGTTTAAACATGGAATTTAAATCTATAGCAGAAGCTGCGAGATATTTTAATATTAAATATCCGCATAAAATTAGTTTATGTTGTAAAAATAAAGAAATGACATGCGGAGGATTTAAGTGGGAATATATAAATTAAATAAATAGCCAAACATAGCGGGGGCTTCGGCCCCTGCTTAACATAAGGAGCGACCATGATAAAAAATATATCACTGAAATCAATAGGTAAATTTAAAGATGTTTCGTTTGACTTGTCGGATAAAGTTAATATAATCACTGGTCCTAATAGGGCGGGAAAATCTACACTAAAGAACGCGATACAGTTTTCCTTAACTGGTGACTGCTCAGACCGTGATAAGAAAGATTTAATATCAACAATTGAACTTGGCAAAGCAGAGATATCAGCAGTAATTGATTACAAAGGCGAACACAAAATAGTTCGTAAACTTGAGCCGGCTTCAATAACTTATGATGGCATTAAGAAAGCGGTATCAAGAAAAAAAGACATTGATGCGTTAGAGGCAGAAGGCTTTAATAAATATGTATTAACAATGCTCTGTGATAACTATAATTTCTTCTTAATGTCACCGGAAGTTCAAGAGAAGATATTATTTAATTACTTCTCTGGCGATGCGGCTATTGATCTATCATCATATAAACTAAAGCCAGAAGAACTTAATGAGTTCTACGGTATGACAAGCTCGACAATACCATTATTCTATAAGAAGTTCTACGATGAGCGCACATCACAGAAACATGTACTATCAACGATTAAAACAACAATACAGAATAATGAAGCAGCGATTAAAGAGCTTGGTGATAGCGTAGCATCACATGGTGATGTCGTTGCACAGAAAGAAAAACTTGAGAAATTATATACACAGATGTCGCAAGTTCCTCAGAATTTCTTCGCACAGCTAACGTCAACAAGCGAAATGCTCAAGGATGTAATGAGGCTGGCATATATGTCTGAATTTAAATCTCGTATAGATGCCATTAACGCACAGAGGTTGGCGAATAAGAATAGCATAGATAAATGTTCTAGGTTTGCAGGGAAATGTCCGTTATCAGAAAACATTCCATGCTCATCTTCTGGTGCGATAAATGCCTATATAACGTCATTGGTTGCCGAGAATGCTAAATTAAAAGATGAAATCCAGGCACTGATCGCTTTAGATAAAGAAGCAGAGGATAAATTTAAAGCCGAACAACAGGAAAGAATAAGACAGGCAACATTTGCTGTCAGCAATGCACAGAAAGAACTCGATGCCGCTGTTGCAATGAATACAAAGCAAAACGAATTAGCAGCAGAAAATAATTTAAAACTTAAACTTGAAATAGATAAACTTGACCTTATTCTAATTAACTTCGCTAAAATGGAACAGCTCGATAATGAGATACAGAAGTTAGAACAAGAAGAAAATAGAATTACAAAGCGCGTCGCTGATTTAGAAAGATATTTAGAGATAACCGGCAAAGGAACTAATGGGATCGTTGCTTCATCTGTTGGGTCTAATATCGATTCATTCTTTGAAGCAGTTAACGAACAGGCAAAAGAATTTGGTTTTGTTTTTGAAAAGAATCATGGAGTAACAGAGTTTGGCATTCTTGTTAATTCAAAGACAGTTAATATGTTGAGTTCATCAGAAAAAATAATAGCTTCCGTTGCAATTCAGGTTGCAATAGCAAAGATTTCAGGGTATAATATCATAATGGTTGATGATGTAGAAGTGATGGAGGCGAAGTACATAATGGACTTAGTAGAGAAATTATCCTACTCCAAAATACAGGCAATTATTGTCGGACATAGCCTTCATTCTTCACTCTTTCAGCCTGACATGGTTAATATAATTCAACTTTAGGCAATTGGTTTTAAATTAATAACTGGGAAAGCGGCTGTGAAATATCAGTCGCTTTTTCATACGAAAGAGGGAATGAAATGACTAATCCAGAGATTAAGGTAAAGCGAAGAGGAAGAACAAAAAAAGACAGTACCCAGATTCAAATGATGGTTGAATCCAACACGAATGATATTTATGAAATATTTGATAAATCAGTAATTATAAAATCCCTAGTTAAAGGCTGTGATATAAATGAAGTCGAAGCTTTAAAGATAGCGGATAATGTAGAGAAAACCCTTATTAAGTCAGAGCTTACTACCATTTCATCTTCTTATATTCGTCAGTTAATAAATGAAATATTGCGTAGTATGAATTATGAAAAATGGTTGAAATATAATAGCCTGTCGATAGCAGTAGAAGACATAAGGCAGCTTATCGAGGAACAAAATAAAGAAAACAGTAATACTAGTTTCGGAGCTGAATCGATAAATCTAACCGTTGCCGGCCAGATATTAAAACAATATGCGTTTAGAGAATGCATTGACCCAAAGGTAACAGAGGCTCATTTACACGGGGATATCTACGTTCATGACGCCGATTTTTTCGCATTAAGGCCCTACTGCAGCGGCAATTCAATAGAATATATAAAGAAATATGGGTTGCGACTCCCCAATATGATTCATTCTAATCCAGCGCAGCATGCGTTGGTTCTGGTAAATCACTTTCAATGCTTTGCCAGTTATTTGCAAGGATTGTTCGCAGGCGCGATAGGCGCTGATGCAGTAAATGTTTTCTTCGCCCCATTCTTAGAAGGCATGGAATATAAAGAGATAAAACAAGTGGCACAGCATCTTATTTTTAGTTTTGCACAATTAGCCGCTAATCGTGGCGCTCAGGTTGTATTCAGCGATTTTAATTTATTTTTTCATGTTCCTAAGCATTATGAGAATACTCCGGCTATTGGACTAGGCGGAAAATATACAGGAAAAAACTATAAAGAATATGAAAAAGAGGCCAGATTATTTTTAAAGGCCATATTTGAGGTGGCAATGGAAGGAGACGCGAATGGCGCAAACTTTCCATTCCCGAAGCTAGATGTTCATGTTGATGATCGATGTTTTAATGCCGATGATGGATTAGTTGACTTAATGTGTGAATTAAACTCTAAGCGAGGGTCTGCATATGTTATATATGATAGAGGAGACGAGGTAAAGATATCCGAGTGTTGCCGTATGCAATCCTCTTTAACCGATGAACAAGTAAGAGAGGCATCTTTACATCCAGAGGAAATGCGATTTAGCGCATGGGCCAATTGTAGCATTATATTGCCGCGAATCGCCTATAAATACAAAAAAATGGATGATATATATAAAGAAATTGACAGACTCATGGATTTAGCTATGGTCGCACATAAAAATAAATATGACCAGATATGCAAATTAATGGCCCTTGGAGAAAATGGGCCAATGGGATTTCTGGCGAAAGGCATGGACGGAAAACCATATTTAAAGATTGAGGATGCTAAATTTTTAATAGGTATGATCGGCCTTAACGAAATGGTTCAATGTTTATGTCAAGAGCAGCTTCATGAATCTGAAAGTGCATTGATTTTAGGGCTTAATATCATGGCATATTTATATCAGTCAATGGAACGGCATGCAAATAAATATAATCTAAAATGCGCAATTGAACAGACGCCAGGAGAAAGCCTCGCCATGCGATCTGCACTGGCTGACGTAAAACATTTCCCTGAGGCGATACAATATGTCAAAGGCGATATTAAAAGTGGGGACATATATTATACAAATAGTGTTCACCTTCCATATGACGCTAAAGTTGATATATTAACCCGAATAGTTAAACAATCTAAGTTTGACCCGTTAATAAAAGCTGGTAGCATTACTCATATTTGGCATTCTGATATAGAACCTGACCCACAGTCGTTAAAGACTTTATATAAATATACGTTAGAGAAAACAAATACTGTTCAAACGGCGGATAGCCCTGAGTTCACCATATGTCCTGATTGCCATAAGGCTACTAGAGGATTATTTGATAAATGTCCATCTTGCGGGTCAACGGCAGCGTATGGCATAGGGAGAATAACAGGATATTACAGCCCAATAAGGTCGTGGAGCAAAGGCAAATCAGCAGAGCTTAAAGATCGCACAAGGGTCAACTTTGATATGCCCGTTTATAATTCTAAATCAGATAACATTGAAAAGATATTGTTCTTCTCAACGCCTAATTGTTCCAAATGTGATGATTTAAAACATATACTCGCAGAGAAACAGATACAGTTAGAGGTCATTGATACTCAAACATCAGAGGGATTAGCTTTGGGGTGCTACTATGACGTTGTTGAACTTCCATGCCTCGCTAAAGTAAAAGGCGATAAGGTTATATCAAAGATATCTGGCAAAGGTTCATATTTAAAATGGCTTAAAGAGAATAAATAAAGGAGTTTATTATGCCAGAAAATAACGATAATAATTATCAATTAATAATATCTAAAGACGATATGCCTCACTTTAAAAACATATTATTATCGAGTTTAAATTCATGTACTTATTTATCAAAACGAGGGAAGCGCATTGCTCAAAAAATATTAAAAGATGAATTTAATATTGACGTAAACATAAGTAGTACGGGTGGACATAGATAAACAGAGAGGGGCCTTGGCCCCTTTCTTTAAGGAGATATATATGAAAAATATGACAGCATTCGATGTTGATAAATTTGGGTCATTATGCTTTACCATACAATATCAGAGTGGCGGAAATCTTATTAATCAAGAACTATTAAATTTAAAGGATAATAAAAACGCAACGGTACAGGATTTATTAACGGCTATGGGCATAAAGTTAAATGATAAAATAAATTGTCATATAATTGAGAATGTTCAAGAAGATATGCCTTTTTATTGTAACTTAAATGTTGTATGTGAATACGGGTCAGTTGAATAAGGAGATATAATGGAATACAATCGTGATTTTAAACGCAATATAAAAGCATTTGGTTATCATAGGTCATCATTAGTCGATTATCCTGGAGAAGTGGCTGGCGTATTGTTTCTTAAGTATTGTAACCTGTCATGTGACTACTGCCATAATGCAAAGAATATGAACTTCCTTGAATCTAAAACTGAAGAGCAATTTAATGATATTCTTAATGATATGATATGCAGTCCATCAACCGGATTGGTAATAACAGGGGGGGAACCCCTTTTGTATGGTCGGGACGCTTTGTTAATGCTTAAACACCTAAGGTCATGTACCAAAAAGAAAATTAAATTAGATACCAATGGAACAATGCCAGAAGTATTAAAGCCCATCATTAAAGACAAACTCGTTGATATGATTGCCATGGATGTCAAGGGCCATTTCGATAACTATGAGAAGTTTGGCTATCATGGAGATAAATCATTGCTATATGAAAGCGCCTTTATGATAAGAACAAGTAATATACCGTATCAATTCAGAACAACAATGTGGTCTGGCCTTGACTCGAATGATTATGGATTTATACTTAAAAACTTCCCAGATATACGATGGCAGAAGGAAATAAAAGAATTATCTAATATTTAAGAATGTTCTTGACATTCTATTTAAATTATGATATTATAGTAAATATGGAGGAGATAATATATGGGAGAACTTCATCTAATAGTTATCAGAGGGCGCAATGGCGTTGGCAAAGATACATTTGCATGGCATATCATGGATATGTGTAAAAACTTTAACATCAGTACAAAGCTATGTCCTTTTGCCGATGCGGTTCGTAAAGAAGCAGCAGAGGTTTATAATCTTGATTATGATAAATTATGCACTGACTATGTTTATAAAGATTTAAACAGGCATTTGTTAATCAAAATAGGCAATAAAAGAAGAGAAGAAGATAATTTATATTGGTTTAATAAGAATTGGGAAAACATACAGAAGTGGTATAAAGAGCAGACATCCGAATATAGCATAGGCATTATAAACGATTGCAGATATAATAACGAAATGTATGGCGCCGAACTATTACAGCGTGATGAGAAGATAGATAAAGCATGGCCTGTTTATATATATGCTAACGATGTATCAATGCTTAAGCGCCTGGGTCACGATCTCAAACGATATGCTAACTGGAAATTACTTGAGAATGATGTATCAGAGAGAGATGTAAGAATTGACAATTATCCATACTATATGATTGTAGATAACTCAAACGATAAATCATTTCTTTATATGGATGCAGCCAAGATAATAAGTCAGATAACTAATATAGGAATGGTTGAACTGATTAACAAGATATAGGGATTTGTAAGGAGCGAATAAATGGTTAAAAGAGCGAAGAAAGAGAATATAACATGGGAACCAATCGAAGGGTTAGAGCATAGCGAATCAGTCATGTATTCAAAAACAGAAGATACGGTAACAGAAGGAGATCGCATACCTACATCATCGTTTAAATATATGAAGTTTAATTATGAATCTTTTAATCCGATGCAGAGCAAAGTAATTCCGCACATAGACAGCGGGGCGAACATATTGGTGTCAAGCCCCACAGCAAGCGGCAAAACAGTGGTTATCGAAGCATGCGCTGCTTATGCAATATCCAAAGGCAAGAAAGCGATATATATATCTCCACAGAAGTCATTGTCAAACGAAAAGTTAAGTGAATGGGAAGATTTAGAGCATGATTTCGCTCAGTATAAAATAGGAATACTTACTGGCGATTTCACTAAAACATCGGCAACTATGGCTAACTTAAATAACTGCGATTTAATAATACTTACAAATGAAATGTTAAATAGTGTAGCTAGAGTAGCAAGGCCAGATAAAGAAGAATATAGCTGGCTATTCTCTGTGGGAGCGGTTATCATCGACGAAATTCATTTAGTCGGGGATAGAAATCGAGGGGATAAACTCGAAGTGGCACTTATGTTATGTGCAGAGTTATGCCCAGAATCAAGAATCTATATGTTCAGCGCAACCGCCCCTAATATTGAAGATTTACAGAAATGGGTTCAAAAGATTACAAACAGAGAAACATTAATGTTTAAAAGTAATTATCGCCCATGCACTGTTACTAGGCATTATATAAAAGTGTCTCCAACCACATCAGAAAAACAAGCCAAAGTGGAGTTAACAAAGCATTTAGTAAATCACAAGCCTGATGAAATATTCTTGACATTTATTGGAGCAAAGAAATACGGCGCACATGTTATGAACGAATGCATCGAAAGCGGTATTGATACTAAATTTTTTAAGGCCGATCTGTCTATACAAGAAAGAAACGAACTATACCGAGCCTTTTGTAATAAAGAATTTCGCCATATGGTCGCTAGCACGGCGATTTCAGCCGGAATAAATTTGCCCGCCCGCAACGTGATCGTATCTGATATGAATCATGGCGCACAGCAGATTGTGTCTACAACAAACTTAATTCAAGAGATTGGTCGCGCTGGTCGCCCCAAATATGATAAAGTTGGCGATGCTTATATATTTATTAAAGATGGGAAGAACTTTAAACGCGACTTTGAAAGAGTTCAAAAAGGCGAATCGGTTATATCACAGCTACAAGATGCCGATACATTAGCGTTTCATGTTCTCGCAGAAGTATATAATAAAAAAATAAAAAATCCAGAAGATTTAATAAAGTGGTATGAAAAAACATTAGCATGCTATCAGACACGCGCTATGGAGTTTTATGAAGCGAAAGAGGTATTTAATCGTCTATTAAAGTGCGGCTGTATTATTCTTGATGTTGATGGAGAAAATTACACGATAACTCAAACTGGCATAATCGGAGTGTGCTTCTATCTTCTCCCAGAGGACTTGTTAGCATGGAAGAAAAACTTTGATATATTCTATAAAGTTAAAGGAGAAAATAGCCTAACATTACATCAGCAGGATTTATTGTTCGCCCAGGCTTTATCACACATCCCCACATGGGAAGTTAAACAGAAAGCATGGATATCGCAGGAAGAAATATCAATGGCATATGAGTTCTTCAATGTTCCTCTTAAAAAAGGTAGCGATAAAATAGCGTTAGGATATTATCTCATACTTAATAGCGATGCATATCAATCAGCAATAGCGCAGGAGTCTAAAGTTAAATTCTTCCATAACACAATTGAACAGATTAAAATGGATAGCGAAAGAATAATCAGCGCACTATCTTTACTTGATGTTAGAACCAAAAAATGGCAGCAGGGCGATTTCTGGTCAATGATGGCAACTCGCTTAAAATATGGAGTTCCGCCTGAAAGATTAGAATTATGTAAGGTAGAAGGCATTGGTGGTGCAAGGTCCAAAATGTTATGGGATAATGGCATTCGTAGCATCAACGATCTAATTAAGAATCAGCATAAAGTAAAAGAGATAGTTGGAGATAAAGTAGCAGATAAAATAATACCAAGCGCAATGACGTTAGGACAGGAAAGTTGGTGGTAGCATGTATATTTTAATGAATGCCAAATGTGAACATTGTGATGGAAATATCGGGATAGTAGTTTATTGGGATGCAAAAAGAAAAGAAGAAGTTATAGATCATGGTCGCTGTATTAATTGTTTAAGAAATATTGTTCTTCCATGTGAACCCTTTAGAGATTTTAAAAAATATTGTGTTAATATTGAATCAATAAATTAGGAATGGTGTAGTATGAACAATAACAATATAACATGCTCAAATTTTTTCTGTCAATTTCAATATAACGCTAACATGTGCAGGGCGGGAATAACGTCTAATATATCAATGGATAAAACTGGCAAATTAACATGTAGTAACTTTAGGCATATACGCAAACAATATGGATGTCAACTTGATTCATGTTTATATTTAAAAGATGGCCTATGCACAAAAGATTATAAGTGCCAGCATTTAAAGGAGTTATCATGATTAAATTTTGGGAAGTTGAATATGTAGCAGAGTTTAACGCACCTGGATATGAAGACTTAAATAATAAACCAGTTAAAAGAGCATATTTAATCGAGGCAAACGTAAATAAAGCAGTAGAGGACTGCAAGGTGTGGCTTAACAAGTTGAAAGAGAAGGGTATAGTAGGAAATATAATAAGAGACCCGTATTCATATGAAGTCTGGTCATATGATAAGGAGATATTTCTATGAAAATACACTGGAAGTTAATAAACCAATATATAGAAAAAGCAGAGTGTGGATGCGACTGTAGTAGATATAATTGCGATGACAATGGCTGTCTTACTTATGTTAGTTGCGGTCCAAAAAATAGATGCCCTCGTCCTTGTAAACACTGTTTATATTGGACTGGATATGGCCTTGATTATGAAGATTCATTAGAAGAAAGTGGAGTGATTTTATGAAACTTTCGTTTAAAGTTGGAGATAAGGTTCGGTTAATAACATCTACGGATAAAGATGAAGGCGTTATAACAAAGGTCGACAAAAAGATGTATAAAAACCTTAACAAAACAATATATACCGTTGAAAATGATAAGTTTATAGCTGAGTATATTTCAGATGAGGATATGCAGCTTATCGAAAAACGAGGCGCTAAATGATTTTAATAATCGGTGGTTATATCGCTCATACTCCTCATAAATACTCTCATCTAATCGACATTGAGGACAAGAAATTAACAGAAGCAATAATAAATAAATATCCTAAAGAGGTCATTCACATTGTATCTTCGCCTGGATGCTTCAATGATACTTTTAAAGAGAAAGGCGCTCAATATAAATTGGTGTCAGAAGACCAAGATGTAGTACAAAATTGGGTTAAGTCTAATTACGGCAAATATGCCACAATTATAGCATTATCCGATGGCTGCATCCCCCCTTCATTGGCCGGATTAAGTCTGAAGAAATTCGTTATGTTTAATACAGATATTTTATCTAACGAAGGGGAGTCTGATTGGACATATAAAAATATAATAGCTGCTAACGCTGATTCAATTGATATATTCTATGCTCGTATGTCTATATTTAGATTTATACAGGATTCAGAGCAATTCTATGTAACTGATAATCATTTTAGCACTCATTCAATATATGGCATTGAAAACGTCATTGATTATATATCTAAAATAACAGCAGCAATCGAATGCGAGGTCGAATTATATCAGCCCAAAAAGTTCCCAGAAGATGAATTGGTTGATATTTATAATTCATATCAAAGTGTCATAAATAATTTCAATCTTAATATGTCGCTATTGGTTTATGACCGTAGTAAATTGGCATACATGATGTCAGAAATGAAAGATAATAAAACATTTGCTATGATCTATGAAGGATATATCGGCACTGAAACAGGCAGAACTAAATCGGCCTATGATATTTCAATGGATTTCTTTAAAATGGCAGTGGCGCTTAAATCAATCTATGGCAAGATGAGTTGCTGTGTTCATTGGAATGCTTCATACAACTACATTCTAACACGCTATACTGTGTCGCCTTGCCCTTTCGGATATCTACCGAATAAAGAACTATGGAGCGACCAGATACGCAAAGTTGAGCCTATAAAGAATGGCATTGTTGATAGCAATTGGGGTCTTATCTATGAAGAGGGCCATGGTTATTATTTAATAGCAACATCACCAGAAACATTAAGATATGCTATTAAAGAAATGGCAATGATGAACGCTCCGCTTGGTGATAACGAATATGTTTTGAATAGCACTCAAAATAAGTTAAATCTTAACTATGATTTAAGTCTGCAAGTATATGATAAGTTGGTTAGGCCGATTGTATCAGAGTATCAAAACGCAAATATATTAGCCATGAATAACATCGATGATAATGTTGGCGCTTTAACAGGATTAAGCCGGCATCAATTATTCTTTAGCAATCCATTCGGGAAGATGAAGGCTGCATTTAACGGTCCGATGCATCCGCTGATGAAATACGATATTATCTTATTTTATGGCTCTTATGAATATCAACAGTTAAGTTTTTCTGAACAGTTACTCAAATGGAAGAAAATGAAATCAATGCTTACAAAAGGCGGGCGCATACTTGTAGTTGGAACATATCAGAAGAAGCATGACAATGAAGCAAGCGATGAAGTTTATATTGACAGATTTAAGGGCAAAGTAGTATCATACAGATTCTCACCGGCAAGCGTAGCAGAGAACAAAAGGACAATAGCAATTAATTCATCTGATATGGCTTTAACTTTACCATATAGTCCCTTGGAAAATGATTTACTTAACTTACTCGATAGTGAGTTTGTAATAACAAAAGAAAAATATAAAACGTATGACATTTATTGCTATTGCTTTAAGCCCAGAACGAAGGAGAGCGCGGAATGATGGAGTTCATAATCGTAATAGTATTGATATTAGCGACCTTGCATTTTCTTCATGATGTGATTTATAATAAGCCTATCATCAATAATGAAATAAATATTGTTGAGCTTAAAAAATGGATGAACGCACAGGAAGATATAAATAAAGATATGTCGCAAATCATTAAACTAACTGATGTATACTTTGACCAAATAAAAGAAAAGCATAATGGCTTAAGTGTTTATACAAGAAAAAGTATGGCCATCTTATTATATGAGTTCGAAAAACTTTATAAGGAGCAATACAGATGCAAAACGCAAAAAATGAGGCAATTCGCTTCTATAAGAAACAACTTCAAGAAAACCAGATCGCGCAACAGTATCTCCTTAATAGGGGTCTCAGTAGGGAAATAATAGACTTTTTCGATATAGGTTATGCCCCCAAATCTGGAGGGCTCAAGCAACACCTTATATCTCAAGGTGTATCAGAAGAAACTATGTTCGGCGCCGGCTTATTACGCAAAGCATATGACAATGAATGGGAAGACCAAGATTTCTTTAAGAATAGAATCGTCTTTCCAACCAAGTCTGGTCCGAACGTAGTATTCATTTCTGGGCGAGATTTAGGCAATAAGTCTTCAAGAAAGTATCTTAACGTACCTGGGCCTAATGATGCCCTTATAAACGAGGATATACTGTATAAGAAAATACCCTATGTTATCCTTACCGAAGGGTTCATCGATTGCTATACGCTTATACAGAATAAATTCCCTGCTATTGGCTTGGCCGGCTGCAATCGCAAGAAGAAATCATTAATGGACAAATTACTTAAAATCAAAAGGGTTTATATCATGTTTGATGTTGACCCTAATGGCGCTGGACTTAAGGGCGCTATGAATACAGCCTATCAGTTATGCAGAAAAGGGCACATGGATGTTCGCATAGCTAGTCTTCCAAACAATGGAATTGATAAAACAGATATCAATCAACTATATCTTGAAATGAAGACTGGATTTAAAGATATTATCGCAAACATACTAACACAAAGCACAAGGTCGTTTCATGAAACAGAAGATTATAATAAAATGGAAGCTGATGAACAGTTTAAACCGATCACATATAACGATATGAACGCACAGGACTCAATAGCAATATATGAAAAGTATTTAGATTTACAAGTAATAAGTGGCAAATATTTAAGGTGCTGCTGCCCATTTCATGGAGAAACACAACCATCATTTACCGTCTATATATCATCTGGTTTAGGAAGATGTTTTGGCTGCGGTCTTGAATTTGAAAATGGCAAAGACTTTGAAGAGGCACTAATGGCGAAAAGAATGTTAGAGAAGGTGCAGTACGCATGACATCAGATCATATCTTGCAGTTGTTTCAAGCGATTAACAAAGAGCTTCCACATTGTTTGGCATGTGGGGGAAGCCTAAGTTACAAAAACAAAGAGATATATCGTATGGTTGACAATGGACATTTCAAACGAAATATTTGCTTTGATAAGATAACTATATCTTGCGAGTGCGGATGGATATCAGAAGTCGCGATGCCTGATAAGCTGTTCTATGACCCAAATATTTTTGCTAAAGATGGAGTAATTAAATATAACGATGTGATTAACAATATGGATGAAAGCGCTTATATAGTTTTCTTTGCGCCACGCTGTAAATCACATCCTATGGAATGGGCGCTTAATCATAGACTAATTGAACAGATAACACAGGCATTGATAAACAATGGAGTTAAAGGAGAATTGGAATGCGAATCATCAAACAAACTAACGACCTCATCGAAATGTTTGGAAGAACCATTGACGGAACCGAAGAGACAATTAAAATGAGAAGATTTCAGCCAACACAGAGTTGGATAATTATTAGAAATAATGATATAGAAAATCATTTTGAATACAGGAATGATGCAATTGAATGGTTAGACTATAATATTTGGGCAAAGGAGTAAATATAATGGATATCAGAAAAAAAATAGATTGCCTTGGAACTAAATCAACAGAACACAACGATACTATCTGGGGTAACGAAATGATTCTCAAATTGACTGGTGAATCTAATATAGAAATCAAAATATTAGATAGCAAAGATGGACCTTTATCAATACAGAGCCATCCAAACAGTTGGGAGATATGGAAGATATTAGACATTGAACCTGGGGCATTTATAATAGGTGGATTAAAAGAAGAATATACCCGAACTACTAATGAGTTTTACGCTCATCAAAATAAAACTATTGTACCATTTTGCAATATTATCTTTCCTAAAGTTGGAGATACTTATTTAATCCCAAAAGGCTTAATTCATGCTTTAGGAAAGGGAATAGTAGCATTAGAAATTAAACCATCTGTTAATAATAAAACAATTCGCATATACGATTGGGATAGAGCTAGAGAACAACAATCTCTTAAACTTGGGATAAAATGGTATGATGTATGTAATCAAAATGAGAAGATAATTCAGTTAAATTAACGAAACTTTTCTACATTAATTTCAAAATCATCAGTAGTTCTGTTAAATTTAACATGTATTAGCTTCTGGCCATTTGATAGCGGTTTAAAATATGCCTTCGCGGCGTATCCGCAATCAGATGCCAGAGCAGACCAACCGCAAACATAATATTGTATTTTTTGAACTAATTGATATTTTTTATTTAAATAATATATTGGCATTTCAGAATCAGCAACATCATGAGTATGACCAGAGATGATTAAATCCGCGCCTGGACTACGGAAATGCATCGCCTGTAAGCGATTTATTTTGCTGCCCGCCGTCCCGCCGCCCCCCGCGCCATGCCCAGCATAGCCCTCCATCACATTACCATGTTTACATTGCAGTGCGAAATGATACTCTGGGCCATAGTAATCTACGCCAACATCGCCACAGAGAACTTCCATTAAGTCAAGCGTAGTAGCCTTCTCAACGCGGTTCGAATGATTGCCAGATAACATAAATAAAGTCTTATCTTTAACGCGACTCAACAATCCTTTAACTATTTTATATTGGTCGCTCATCATATATTTTTGTTCATGAACAGAGCCTTTACTCCCATAGATCGCGCACTCAAGTAAATCGCCAAGGCCAATAAGATAATAGTTATTTTTACTTTCTACAAGTTTAATAAATCTTTGAATTAAATCTAATTTTGAAGCAGGAGAGCCAACATGCCAATCTGAGCCAACAGCTATGGTAAATTCATTGGTGTTAAACTTAAACTTTCTGCCATCTTTTACAAACTTCATGCCCGTTTACGCCCCTTTTTTAATTTAATCTTAGCCTCTACATCTGCTGCTTTAATCAAGCAATCATCAATCATCATAGCATTTGTTTTCCTTTTACTTTTCTTTTCTGCCAATGCTTTTGATAATATATCATTTGATTGTTCTATTTTGGTTTCTATTATCGCATCAACAGTGCGAGATTGATCTTCCTGCTCTTTTTCAAACTTCTTTATTCTCTTTTCGATATCAGCGTCTGTGCTTAAGTAAAAATCTCTGGTATCGTCTGGCTCTAATCCTTGTTTGCAATATCTGCATATTCTTTCTTTATAATCTTCAAAAAAATATCTGTGTTGTTCGAATGATCTTCCGCATTTAAGACAGCTTAAGAATTTTGGGATAATTACATCTGTCATATGGTCGCCCCTTTACGGTTTATTTAGCCGATAACCCTATTGATTCTACTACCTTTTGATATATGTCAATTAATTCGTTTTTACTTCCCTTTTGAATAAATGATACTTGTCCTATAAACTCTGGTAATATATATTTCTGCCAATGTTTCATTGCTGAATATACAATGACAGGAACATCTTTCTTGATAAGTATCTTAATTAAATCATTGATATTGCCGCCCATTACACCGAAATCAATGTCTAATACTGCTATACCAACTATATGATGAAATCCTCCATTTAACCTTGTTATTACCGACATTGCACTGTTAATATTCTCAGATAATATAAAGTTATTTAAACCATGACTCTGCATAAACACAGACATCAGCGATAATACAGCAGGATTATCATCAGCGAACAATACATACTTACGCGATGAATCAATATTAACAAGTTGTTCTGCTAAATTACGATCTGCGTTATCGTTTAATGTTTGTATTAATCTCTTTGTTTCAGATGTCATGATGTCCTCCATTATTAATCTTTTAAACCACAGCGACTTGTTGCTTGTTTAATTTCTGCTACTGCTGTATTCATCGTTTTAAACTCTGATAAAGCCTGTAACATACTTTGATTATTCAACTGTATCGTGCTATTTAATGTGCTTATTGTTTGAGTAAGCGCCTGGATTGCAGTGTCGCTATTCTTTTCGTTATCAGAAATAATCTGTTCTAATTTAGTAACATGTTCAAAGTGTTTTTCTATGAATATTTTGAATACCTGAAATGCAGAATAAAGCAGATACATGATAAATACGAAACTTATCGCTGTTCCTGCCTTAGAGCCGTATTCAATAAATGGTGCAAACTGTTCTGGAGCCATTGCTAATTCCTTTACTTTAAATTCTGCGAAACCATTCTACTGCAATTCTAATTATAACATCATTTGGTGATTGAGTCAACTATGTTTGTCTGTTTTATTTGCACATTGTTCAAATGATATTTCTGCACATGGTCATTTCTAACATCATCAACTACAGATAACATCACTAAAAATATAACTACCATAGCAAACATACAGAGCATAAACTCCATGTATAACGAGTCTTTCTTAGGCTCTGAGACGGGAATATATTCGACTAATATTATATCAGGCTCTGGCTGTTTAATTTCTTCTGTTATGCTTTTTTGTTTATTTTTATTCTTCCAAAATTTCATTGAGGAAGTTTCATATCTGAATTTATCTAATAATTGACGCATTTTCATTTCTTCTTTTTCCCCTTTTCATCTCTAATTCGTTGTTTCTAAGATTTGATTTACTAAATTTTTATTGTTTGCCATAGATATAAATAAATTAGTTAGACCTCCAACAATGGCTTCTTCGTGTTCGAGCGGGAGCAATCCTTTGATTTGGTGTTCACACAATACTCCTCTCATCATCGCACTTGTTATAATAGAACAAACATCTTCTCTTTCACAATTCTTAGATATAGAAATTTCTTTTTTGATGAATCCGCATCTTGAAAAACTACTATAAATCTTGTTGTATCAAGAGCAACTGCATTACAATAACTCGTTGCCGCCGCATTGAACACATTCTCCGCGCCATTTGGGCTTATGTTGACCGATAACGCCTGATTGTAAGCCTTCATCGTGCCGCTTTCGTTTATCAAAGACACGACCTGCCCCGCCGTAAGAGCCTCGCCTGCCGTTACCGTAATTGTCTGATTTACGCTTGCCGCCGGTATCGCCGCTATTGCATTTTCAACGGTAGAATTAACCTCTGCTTTGGTATAAACATCAGCACTCTTAGCATAACTTTCCCTAACTTGACCATCGCTTATCTTATTTTGTGCATATCCATTAGTATATATTCCCATAATTAATACACCAATGGTAAACAAATACACTATTGCCTTAGGCGGCTTCATCATAATTGCACACATCCTTTAAATAATCTCGATACAATATCCCGATCATTATTTCAATTAATTTAATCATTTATTTTCTTCCTTTTTCTTTTAATAACTCTATAGCCAATATATATTCCAGCATAAATCATTAGCCATGCTATCATGTGAGCGATCATAAAATAGAACATAGCATAATCATTAGTTTGTATATTAACGAACAATGGCATTATCTTAGCCACCATCATTGCTACAAAAGGAGGTAGTCCTATTTTGTCCATTAAGGTTTCAGGGAATGTTAAGATAAGATATGGCCATTTTAAGGTAGCGCACCAAGACATCGCTATATAATATTCGGCATAACCATGTCCTTTGTTGGATTTGCTATTTTGTATTTTCATTGTTATTCTCCTCTGTTCTCTTCTTCCATTCTCTTTCGAGTTTCCAATATTCATAACGCTCACATGCCATGAATGTTAATACGATAAAACAATCTAATCCGAATACGAGCGCCCATGTATTATATTCTAATGGAATGCCGATTAATCTTATAGCAACAATCACTGAGAATGAAAATCCAGAAAGCAATGTTATCAAACCAATAAAGGTCAGATAAGCAAGCCAATCTGGGAAAACAATACCATAACCGTGTCCTTTATTGTTGTTTGACTTTTGTATCTTCATAATGGCCTCACAGTAATTTATTCACTTCTTTTATAAATGGATTATTACTACCATCAATAAACGGGCATCCAGGCTTACCAAAATCTGTATGCGTGTTAATTATTTTAACAGGGTGCTTTGACTTAAGATATAGCACTAGCAATTTACCTGATATTTCCTGTTCTGGTGTAAAATGTTCTCTATTAGTGCTACCCGCAAATTCAACGCCTATGCTATTCTTATTTCCATTAGTGCCGGCATGATATGCCACTGCATCGTCAGGAACGAGTTGATGAATATCGCCATTAAAATTAACAAAATAATGAGCAGATGATTTGCCATGCTCTCTTGATGATGTAAACCAATTGCATATACTCGACAATGCCTTAACGTCGCCAAAATTATCAGGAACGCCCTGAGAATGGAATACTATCTTGTCTATATTAAGATTAGTTCCTCTTGCACGAGCATTGCCCGCTTTTATAACTTTATCTCCTAAATCTGATTTAATAACTAACTCCACTTTAGGTTTATCATCTATCTTTAACACAGGAGTCACCGCCTTTTTCAATGTAATCGTATCTATAACTATATCGTTATTGCAATGTGGACATTTCATAATGTGTCACCTATTATAACTTTATTTCTGCCATGTATCAATAACATCCCAATGCTTGTAATCACTCTTATACTCTGCCATTGATTCTGGCGTTAATGCGTTTACAAAGATATTTGATTGTATGTATTGTTTACCTCTATCAGATATTATCATAATGTAGTGCCAATTACCAATCTCGCCATTATATAAGAATATCTCTTCAACGCTATCAGCACACTTCTTATATCGAATAAATTCTGATATTAGCCGCATTGCATCGCTACAATTATACATTTTTCTGGCTAATACCTGTGATGGCCTTGCGAATGTATCTAAACGATGAATGGGCAATACATTCATACCGTCGGGTTTATACTTAAAGCCATATGTTTGTAGATATAAAGCTAATTCAAAATAGTTACTAAACTTATCGTAGAATGCTTTAACTTCTGCGTCTGTCCATTCAGGATAGATAAAATTCCAAAATGTATTAACTATCCAGAGCATTATCTTCTTAACCATTATCATCGTCCTTATTCTTGTATTCAAATTTAAATTCATGCTTAATTTGCGTTGTATCAACAGGATAAAGCATTGTCTGTCTGCCACTATCTCCTATTTCGACCTCAGCGCCGATATAAACTCCTGTACCGCTATGATAAAACTTACCAACTCGAACTGTTGCATTTTCTGCCTTATACACTGTTATAGATGGCGTTGCTATATAATTGCCCTTGCCATCAACCGTAGCTTTCTTACGAGCGATTGCTAACGCCTCTTTTAAGATAGCGTTAGCAGCCACTGTTAGATAATGATTATATAGTTCAAAGTGCCACCTTAGCGACTTTAAGTTTAATCTGATTTTCTATTTCAGCTTCAATATCATAGCCAGTTACTTTAGCTAAATCTTTAGTTGAATTAGTAACTTTAGGGATTGCTATTGTCATTGCCTCTGCTTTAAGTTCATCTAAATTAGTTATAACAATAGAACCATCGGATTTACGTTCAACCTTAGCCTTACCAGCAATACCAAGTAAATCATCTGTGCAAGTGTTAAGTATTACTGTAAGCTCAACAAGGCGCTTTGCAATGCGTTCATTCTTTATTTTTTTAGACTGCTCTGCTAAATACTCCCATAACGCATCAAACATCGAATCACCTTTACGCGATATAATAGGGATAACAACTTTAGCAAGCCATGATAATGCTAGTAAAGCAATCGACATAGCACCTTTAAGCAATGTATCTGTCCATGTAGCAGTTGTTGCTGTTACATCGGCCGATGCTACTGTAGCTGCAAATGCAATGCCCATAAAGATTAAAGTGAATAAGATCGATAAAGATATGATTTTTTTCATAAAGTTTCCTCCTAATATTTATACTGAATTTATAATAGCATTTATTTTATGGAATGTCAAATGGAGAACATGCCTGCCTATTATTAATTATTCAAAATATGCTCTGCCACATTTGCTAATATTAATGATAGTTTTTCCATGTGATTTCTCCTTTATTTATATGCCTATTTTATGCCGTAGAGAGTAAAAGTTCCGGTAAAATTAGCGCCTCCGTTAAAAATAGTTATTGATGATATGGCGTTAGTGCTTTTCCATACACCGCCGCCAGTTGTTGAATACCCGGCGCCCGTTCCAGAATCGACGCCAATGGCATTGAAAAGAACGCCGTGATATGTTGTCGTTATATTGCTGATTGTTATTTCAATTGCATTATATTCCCGCGAGTCTTTTCCTATTTTCATTTGAGCTTCATTTGTATTAATTGACGCCCCGACTGTGCTACCGCTTGTATAAACACCATTATTACTATAATTATTGCCCGTATCACCATTAAATCGCAAAAGCGTATCAGCATCACTACACCCAAAGAGTGCAACCACTTTATAACTGTTATAGTCCGTTGAAAACCCCGTGCTAAATGTTAAAGTCGAGGCGTCGTTGGTTCTGGTTATAGTTTCGATTTTTACTAAATCCTGGCTTGCCGCCGGAAAATCATAATATCCAGAAGTGCCGCCGCTATTCGTTCCATAGTATTTTGAATTGCCTATGGTGGCTGGATTGATTTTAGTTACTTGTGTTTCAAGCGTGTCAAAACGATTACTATGTGCTGATGAGCTTTCATTATGCACCAGCACTTCTTCCGAGGTTACCGCGTTTGCTTCAGCCTTAGTGTATCTATCATCTAAATCATCCTGTAAATATCCATCAGTAGTTAATACATTAGTCGATTGTATTACCGCCATCAAGGGCAATGTTTCATAATATGACACTCGTACATCACTTGTTTCATCAACGTCATATGTCATTGTCACTCTTAGCTTATCTGTGCCAGAATCATCCCATGTGCTAAGTGCATAGTGTGTAGTTTCATATTGCAATAAGCCGTTCTGTGTAACTCCAACAGTACCACTTATAATAATAGATGATGTAGCATCGTAATCAAATATTCTATAATATCCACTTGCAGCATCACCTTGAGACCTCGCAGTATATTCAAGATTTAAAACACATTCAACAGTAGCGCCAGAACTTGAACTTGATGCATAATATCCATATCCTGTTGCTGTTTTATATCCCCATGCTGTGCTATCATCGGGTAATGCCAATGGATTGATCTGGTCAAGGAGTATCTCCGCACTTAATCCACTTGCATAATCATAAAATGTATTTGGTTTAATTGCCGATCCTTTTATATAGGTTGGTTCTGCGTTAATAGGGCATATCATGCCGAATAATATACTAATTAAAAGAATATACCCTATTAAAAATTTAGTTATTGTCTTCATTTCAATACTCCTTTAAATTAATACGCTTCGGTTGTATAGCCATTCCATGGGTTAGTCCAACCAGATGCGCCAGCTGGATAATATATCTTAAAGGTCGCATCACAATCTACAAATACATCAGTTCCAAATGTTGTGGGGGCATCGCCAGCGAATGTAGCACTTGTTAAGAATGTATTATATGAAAATGCATAATCGCCAATTGTAGTAACGCTGGCTGGTATCTCTATATCACCTTGAAAATTACATGCACTAAACGCGCCTTGCTTTATTTCTACAAGTCCTTCATGTAAGGTCATATCTGTCAATGGAGTCTGATTGAATGCATACTCTCCGATTGTTATTACAGTTGCGGGTATTTCAATAAAAGTAAGAGCATAGCATGAATTTAATGCGAAATTGCCGATCGATGTTACCCCAGAATGTATAGTAAACGAATCAATTAAACTACCCTTTAGAGCATAATTGCCAATAGATTCAACTGTTGCAACCATGCCATAATTTGTTATCGCTGATGGCACCGCGTATAATATCGTTAAATCTTCACTTAATAAAGCATAGCCGTCATCTTCGTATACTGTATTAGCCTCTTCAACTGTTATTGTTTCTAATGATGAACATAAGTCAAATGCCTGTTCGTGTATATTTGTTACTGTCGAAGGAATATTAATTGTTGTAATTGGGGCAGTCCAAAATGCATTTGCGCCTATCGTAAGCAATCCCTCTGGAAGCGTTATAGAGCCAATATTTGGGTTCATAAACGCATAGGCATATATTTCAGTAACAAGCAAGTTTTCTACCGTTGTCGGCACAATAAGGCCAGTCCATATATCGCTTGAGCCAGTATAGCTCTCTATCCTTATATGAGTGCCAGAGTCTATGGGGGAGTAATTAAAGAAATTACATCTTAACGCAGACATCGCAACAGTTGATTCATTATCAATATCCGTAAGAAATTGCACTAATAAACCAAATGTTTCCTCATCAATATCGATAGAATAATCGAACCCTGGGCGCTGTAACACGCCATCAAGGAATATTTGGCATTCTCCAGTCTGCATTCCGCTTGTATATATGCTAACAAATGCGTCAGCGACTGAGCCTTTCTGATTAAGATATTCAGTAATATTTTGCATATTATCTATTGATAATAATGTTCCCTGAACAGTAGTTCCAGTTATCTTAATAAATGAAGAATCTACAATAACTTGTTCGTCAGGGATTGCAGCCAAGAGATTTGTTATTTCAGCACTTGTATAGTAATTAGTAACTAACAAACTTTCGATGCTATCAATGTCTAATTCTAATTGAGCATGCGTTTTCGTTCCTATGTTAGTTAGCAGCAAGTGATCGATAACACCCTGTGCAGGAGCTGCCCACATAAATCCATCATCGGTCCTAGTGATGACTTCTCCGGTGGAACCTCCCTCAAACACTACTTCAACGCTTGCTAATCTTAAATCAATATTATTTATTTTAGCTTCTGCACTATCTAATCTCAAATCAAGATTATTGATAGCAACTGCTATCGAGTCTAAATCAATATCATGCGCTAATAACATTACTGCAATCGTATCAACGGCAGTTTGAACAGTCGTTGCGCCAATGCTACTCGTATCTGTATAAACAGAAGATGATGCTGGCAAAGAATGTATTTTAGTTATTTGTGCATTACTATCTGTTTTATGATTTATATAATCGAGCAAACCACCAGCACTTTCGCTAAATGTCCCTGTTTCTGATATTCTATCATAGCAATCATAAAGCGTTATCGCATTTGAACCATTGATACTTCTATAAGCATAGCCATTATAGGCTCCGCCTCTGTCTACTATTGCTTCTGCGCCGCAGCCCATTACTGATATTGATTTGCTATTATCAAAATAATAACCTACGCCAGCACCTTCAGCAGCACAGCCTTGCAGCGTGCAATATGTCATTGTTGTAAGTATAAAGCCTGTTTCAGTCGCGTTATTCGCATAGCAGTTTAAGAATGAAGTTGATGTTCCGCTCCATACGTTAAAAGCATCACCAACGCACTTCCTTACTGTTACATTCTTAAAGTTATTCATAATCGGTGTGCTTATTGCGATACCACCATTCGATATATCACTTATGAACAAATCTTTAAAGGAGTGATATGGATTATTTGAATTGCTTGATAAGCTAAAATATAAACCACCAACACCAAAAGAAGAATCTTGCCCTTCGGCAGTTAAGTTCATGTTTTCAACGCTTATACCAACGCAGTCTATAAATCTGAAGTGATGGCCATTGAAGCCAGTTGCATATATATTAGTGCCTAAGTAAGTTGTATTTTTGCCATGACCAACACCACGAAGAGTTATACCATGTTTGCTTGTAAGTGTTATCTGCGATGCTATTCTATAGTAACCAGCAGGGAATAACACAACGCCGCCAGATGTTAGTGAATTGATAGCGTTATTAATTGCAGTAGCATCATTTACTATGCCATCGCCAACTGCGCCAAATTCCATTACGTTAACATACGCCTGAGTTATATCAGTATGTATTTCTGCACTATCTGCTTTGAGATTTATAAGCGTTTCATGTGTGTCTAAATTGGCCTTATTTGCCTCTGTAAGAATAGATATTGTGTCAAGGTTATCATTTATTAAACTTATCTCAGCCGTTATATCTGCTAATTCTAATTCAATCGTATCGAGATTATTAACAATACGATCTTCTAAAGTGCCAAGATTGTTTTGAATCGCTAATATTTCAGCAGTTATTAATGCAATCTCATTAGTTGTCCATGCCATATTAGCATTAACTAAATCTTCAAGAGTGCTTAAGTTACCCTGTATCGCTAATATCTCAGAAGTGATATTTGCTATCTCTAATTCTTGCGTTGAATCGTTAAGAATAAGATCATCTAAGGCCAATTCTATTGTATCAAGATTGTTCTGTATTAATTCAATTTCTGCTGTCACTAAGCCTATCTCAACGGTGTTTGAACCGATATTAGAATATAATGCATTAATATCACTTTGCACATTGCCATTAGTAGTTTTAATCGCAGTGCCTGGATGAGCATACTGTGCTTCTGCTATATTTATATTGCCAAGTAAAGCAATAATTATAATCAAACTAAATAATATCTTTTTCATATTAATGCGACGCCCCTTCTCTCTTGAATTCTATTAACATTACGCCACTATTGGCTCCAGTTACATTTATATTAAACTCATTATCGCCAGCCACAAAGCCATCAACTGTTGTAGATATACTATCAGGATTTGTTTCAAAAGTAAAGCCTTCATAATAACTTGGCAATCTTCCTGAATAATGGCTAATCGTATATGAACGATTTAAAATATCCGCACTACCAGAATTTGTAATTGATAATGCCAATGTATATACGGCTCCAAGTAAGCCAGAATATGTATAAGCGAAGGGGTCTGATGTAATAGGAACTTGTATTTGTGTGGGATTAATGCCAAGATAAGCTGTTTCAATTGCAGTAATAGAATTACATAATAATTTATAATGTCCTGATGTGAAAGGCTGTCTTACATACGCGCCGGCGTAATGTTCTATTGCCGTTGAGTCGCCACGCCCTCTTATGCAACTTTGTAGTGTAATAACACCGCCAACATCAGCAATACTTTCGGCCCATATTATTTCTTCATCAATACTCATCCATGAAGGACACTCAACATCAGAAATAGTCTTACCCGTTGGCAAGACTATTCCGATAGATGTTGCGTCAATAGTTATATCGGCGGCAAGCGTTAACCCGCCATATTTATACGAGTTATTCTGCTTCGGAAATGTATCTATAGAAGCAGGAAACAACGCAGATATTAAATTAGGTTCTGCCATTTTCTTACCGCCTTTTAATCATCTTATTTTTGCGTCAGACTTGTTTTTACATCATCTGGCAATGCTTCAAAATCTCTCGCTCTTTCGATATCTTTAATAACGAAATCAAGCGCTTGTTTTGCTTTCATTAAATCAGCAGCGCCAAGGATCGCAGGAGAGAGCATTTTGCCATTATCAAATTTAAATACAATAGCGCCTTTATCTGGTGCTTTGTTTTCTTCTAAAGTAATGCCATTAATAAATGATGCTGTCTCTTTGATTATTTCTTTGGCTTTCTCGATGTTATTCCCGTTCATTCAAATCACCACTCCTATAATTATGAATTAATTATTGCAGATTGTTCTGCTGCCATATCCGTCTGATTCTGCTTTAACGGCGCTATTAATGCCTCTAAAGATTTTTTGAAGTTGGTTTCTTTTGCTTGGCACTCTTTGCATACCTTAAAAGTGGCAAATTGCATGGGCATAGGTATAGGCAACGGAACATTGTTGCCGCCTATTTCAACTCTAATAGTATCAAAATTTTTAGGATTTTGGCGATATACTTCTGTTTGATTTACCGATTTGCATTCATCGCATTTATAAGTAACAATATCCATGTTATACTCCTTATAATATTATTATACTACTCATATTTTACTCTGTTTTTGTTAATGTGTCAACTTTATTTTTTAACTCTATTAGTATTTGTTTTAAATTATCGATTTCATTTTGTTGTTGTTTAATTATTTTGTCATGCTCTTGTGTTGCTAATATATTATAAACACAAAAACGATCATATTTAAGAGATTCTGGCTGCCCATATTTATTAAAATTAACAAGATCTGGGAATATAGGCAATATCCATTCTGATATAAAACCTATATCAAGATCGCCAGATTCTTTAAATCTAAATTTATATGGAACTAGTTGATTAAATTTATCCATTGAATAATCTTCAACGCTTGACAATATATCTTTATATCTAATCGAAGAAGACTGAGGTTTTACCCAACCGCTGCCATCGATTACTAAAACAGTTCCAGTTCCTGCTGCCGATAAATTGAGCATTTTAACTGTTCCGTTTGTCTCTAATGCTTGATATGTAGAGCCATTGCTAAAATAGCCACCAACAGAACTTCCATTATTGCCTACTCCCTTTACTCCTGCGCCAACGCCATATGTAGTATGCCCATAAACTCCTGCCATGTTGCCATCTGTAGAGGTAAATGTATAGCCATTTACTCCATATGAATATGATGAGCCTGTTATTGCATCTATAGTATAATTATTAGTGACACTTACGAGACTGCACGAGACTTGCCAAGAGACATATAAATTTGAATATATATTAACGCCAGTGTAATATCCTATTTTTAAAACGTCGTTCCATGCGCTTGAGTTATATGATTTAAATTGAAAACATATATTTCCAAAATTAACATTGCTTGGAGAGGCCGGATTATAATAATTTTCGTTAACAGAAATAATCCTAGAAATTTCTGTGCTTGTGTTGCTTGGTGCGCATGCATGCCAAAAACTAAGCGCAGTTCCTCCATAAATTCCATTTTGCCCATTATATGCAACAGTATTAACGAATTTAACTGTTCCATAACTTGTATAATTAGATGTGTGTGAGTGGTCAATACGCATCGCATAACCAGTCGTAGATGTAGCTCTAACACCAAAACCAGCATAAGAATATCCATAAACACCAGTAACAGAACTCGTACTGCCGCCTTCGCCTTTAACGCCAGCAGAATCTTCGTAAGGGTATGTTGAGCCATTGCCGCCAAATGATATGCCATGAATACCGTGAGTTGTTAGGCCAGAACTACCAGCATTTGCATATATGGCAGTAGCATATGTTGTTCTACATTCAAGCGCAATATCATAATAAGAAAATATCGCCGCCGCACACCCAGCACTGCCTACTGCTGGCGGGTTTACAATGTAGAGTCTTGTATTAACACCATCATAGCCAGAATAGCTTGTGATATCCCCGCTATAGCTGTCCATAAGTAAAAGTTTTTTTGCCCATACGCCATTGTTATAAACTCCATCTATTTGATATCTTGCAATTCTAAAATATTCTGTTAAATCTGCTGCCTTAATACTAAAGTATCGAGCAGCTTCAGCACCTGAATAATCCATTGTTAGAGCATAATTAGTTCCGCTTGATAAATGCCCAAGTGATATTGCTCCGCTTTCTATTTTAGTATTATAATAGCTGCCAGTTCTTCCAATTGACAATAAAGAGCTGGTTAATGTCATATTATATACATTTGCAGAAACATATCCCATTTCAAGAGTAGATGCGGTTAATCTTACCTCCGATACATCGTATGTTGCTCCACCAATATATACTCCGCCAGTCATCCATGAACCATATACATCTGCCGCTAATCTGCCAAATTGAGCGCGAACACTTGCCCCATAAGTTGTCCCAACGCCGAACTGAATATAATAATTATTATATTGCGACCAGCCCTTAGTTGTATCAACAGAAACTTTTTGTTTTATTTCTGCACCACCAGAGCCAGCAGATACTTGGCTGTCAGTAATTCCCATTGTTGCGCCAGAAGCCGTACCCGATAAATAATTTGTTGACAATCCGCCACTTGTAGAAAAGCTTCCATTTGCACCACTGATATATGATTGCCCTGCTGCCGCGTACAGTCCGCCAAGACTTATAGATGTGGCCGACCCAACGATTTGTATGGGCGCACTTGCGGGTGTAGCTCCGCCAATATATAAATTATCACTAAACCATGCTCCATAAACATCAGAAGTTCCATTATTGAACTTTCCAACAATAGCCTTGAGAACAGATGCGCCATATATTGTTAAACCATATTTATCAAGATAAACATAATTGCTAGCATCCGCTTTACTTCTAATTGACAACATATAGTCTAAATTAATTTCAGAGCCATAAAATATATTAGCAATGCTCGTTATAACAGGCTGAAATTCAACCAAATTAACCACAGTTGAATCAGGACTATAAAAATATATAGTAACTGATTTTGCTAATATCGCTTTGCCAGTAGAGAAGTTTTCATAATGAAGCAGGGCCATATCAGCAACACCAGAACCAGTTGTGCTATATTCAAAATATCTATCTGCATCTGGTTTCGTTGCTGATGTGACTATATCATCAGCATTATTGAATGTATGATCGCCAGAATTAAGGCACTGTAGCCATATATCTTGAGTTCCTGTGCTTGTTATTTCTTCGAGTTTAATTACAAATCTAACATTACTTGTTGTATGTTTAAATTTAAGTTTAATATCAGATATCCACTCAACCTTATTCAAATCTATCTTTACATAATTATTTGTAGTTGAAGCAATCGTAAATGTGACGAACTCATTATCAAGATAATTAGCGTCTAATATATGCTCAGTTGAACCAGTTTGAACTGCGCCAACATAAGGCGTTAAGGTTAAATCAGACGATAATTTAAACTTAAATATATTGTTGCCCATATCAACGGCAGTGACATTTTTAGGCACTACATTATTAGCAACAGAAGGAACGCTTCTTGCCCCCCAATAATCTGTTGCATCGACGCGAACCCATAGTTTCAATGCAGTATTAGCCGTAAATAAATCCATTTCAGTGGCCGATAGTGATATATTTATTTTAGTAGTGAATGTTTCATATAGTTTAGGATTGTTAGGATCTGGGTTACTCCAACCTGGAAATTTCCAATCTCCGCTGCCAACAGCCGGTTCTGTTTCGGCAATAGCATATTGAATCCAGTATTTTTCTACCTCTTCTGCTCTTGGAGGAGTGCTTGTATCAAGCGTAACCGTATCCCAAAATGCTTCTGCTCCTCCTACCATTGAATTAAGTCTTAAATTAGCGGGAGCAGCAGGAGGGGTGTTAGTTATCGTTATTAAATATGGACTTGCTTGAACGGCGCCAGTCTCATCTAAGTAAGTATAGTTATCTGCTATATCATATGCGGCTAAGTATAACTGCACAGGAGAAGCCGTTGGTTTAAATATAAACGGATTAGAATCTAAGGTATATTCTTTAGCAGTATTTAACGTAGCGCCAATAAATAACTTAAGGCCATCATATAGGTTTCTGCTTACTTTTGCCGGATTAATCCATGATAATTTTATATCTCTACCAAATGCCCATGTTAATCCTGTAGGCAAATCAGAAGTAGCCGGCCCAACTGTATCTTTCTTAAATCTAACTACTTGTTCAATGCTATTTTCTGCATTATCAAACGCTCTTATCTTAACTTCAAATTCTTTATATATACCGTCAACAGTATCAGCGCCAAGCATAGAATTAGTTATATTAATTGGCGATCCGGTTGCAACAGTCCAAGTTATTCCATTATTATAGTTGTATTCAACTCTATTGATGCCAGAGTTAGCATCTTTTTCATATGCTCTATAGTAAATATCAATGCCATCAGTTAATATCTTTTTGTTGATATAACCGTTCTTATTTATGGCGATTGTATTATCTTCTTTATACCATATCTTTTGTATATCAAGATTAGGAGTTGCCGTATCTATTTTAGAGTAACGAGAGGCCGTAGTTGCCACAAGACTTCCTTCTGTTCCATCAGGTCTATACTGAACAGCCTTGACTTGAAACAACACTTTATCAGATGGGAAAGAATACGCTTGTTTAAATCCAGCAGGGATGAGCATAGATACGTTTGTTGTTTCTTTATCGAATCTTGTTTCGGTAGCAAGAATATATGGCCCTCCGCTTGTAGAGATATACCATCTTATTCTGTCCACATATATGCCTTTAGTAAATTCATTTTGTATCGTAAATTGCATTGATCTGGTATTATAAACATCTATTAACTGACTATCATTAATCGGGGTTTCGCTAAAACTATTAAGTTCAGCAGGGAGAGACCGTATTACGGTTGCGCCAGTAATACTTGCTTGAGGTAATATGGCCAAAGTTGACGCAGGGGCATTGCTAAATATTTGAGAGGTAACGCCAGGGACATCATGGAAATCGACAGCAACAACCATAAAATAATATTGTGTAGCATAATTTAAAACAGTCCCTGCTGCGTCCTTTTCTATTACCGCTGAATTTGTCGGCCCCACCCATGCGCGATATGCTATATTAACTGTGGCTAAGTCGGCAGGATCAGTAGACATAAACAACCAAAATTCTTTAAATTGTCTTTGTAAATCAGCAGTCCCATAACTCATTGTCCAATTAAGACGCATCACTTTGCCATCGAGCTTAGCAGAGCTATAAGTTGGAGAACCAACTACTGTAGGCGCGGGAAGCTGTTGCAGAACTGATGTAGTCCCAACCGCTGATTCTTGCGAGTATACTATTTTAGATAAAGTAGTTGATGCGTATTTATAATCAACAAAAAAGTCACCAACGGCTCTTATTAAAAAGAAATAAGCAATGGGAGCCGCAGGGCTAGGGTCAATATCAGATGGCAACTGCCAAATATAACTTTGAGCATCTTTGCTAAGCCTTATTGTATCATTTAATCTTTCTGCGCTATCCCATATGGCCTTTCTATCTGTGATGTTTGTCGGAGTATTACCTATGATTAAAAGCAAAGCATCATATTGCGCTTGTGATATTTTTTTAATCTCGTATCCTGTTAAAAATGCATCTGTATTTTTTGTCCATTTGCAATCAATCTGATGCCTTATCGGGTCATATGTTGTGGTAAATCCTTGTACATCTGCTGGCTTAGGGTTAATTAATAAGGTTTCGCTTGCAACCCTTGCTCTTCTAACACCAGCATTTGTTGCATTGTAAACCGACCCTATTTCAATAGAATAATTATGTGTTGTCTCCCAAGCATCTATGTTGAGAAAATCCTTTGCGTCTTGTTCTTTAAAATCTTGTAATGTGATAGTATATGTTTTTATTGTATTAGCGAAATCTTTTTGGAATAATATCCTTTTTTCCCCATGGTTTTCTCTAAAGGCCAAATATGTTCCATGATAACCACCCGCGTATGTCCAATCAACTTGAACAGGGAAATTGCTTCCAGTCTGAGTTAGTGTAATTTCGCTACTGTCAACAATTAATGCCGCCAGCACCGGATAAGTCCAAGTGGCTGCCGATGAGTTTTCTGCTGTGCTATTATCATAGGCATAGATTTCGTAGCCATAGTATTTATTCGCCACTGTTCCGTCAATATATGACCATGAAACCATATCTGGAGAAGCCGATGCGTCTAAATCAGTTAATAAAGTTCTCGTGCCATCAACATATTGATCTGATGAACTGTTATATTCAGATCGATATATTTTAAATCCCTTTAATCCATTATTGCCATATCGTAACGGAACGCTCCAGTTTAATTGAAGCATATAATTAGTTGAATCGCTTATATTAACCGCATAGAAATTTTCTGGTTTTTCTGGAGCTATAAAATCACCAGCGATGAACTGTATTGACGTAGACCAATCAGACACATTCCCTGAATTTCTTTGTGCTCTGACTTGGACTTCATAAAAAGTTCCTCGTATTAAATTAAGCATCGGAATATAATAATATCCACTGGTTAGCGCAGTTCCTGCCAAAACATTAGGTTGTTTTGACCAAATAACTGTACTTTTCTCTTTATATTGTATTTCAAACATTCTAAAATCATCATCATCATGTTGTTTGATTTTTAGTATAGCGTTACAATTGTCTCCGTTTGAGGCGGTATCAATTGAAGAAGTAAGGACAACGATTTCATCTAAACCAGTGATAGGATCAACGCCAACGGGAGGAGTATATGGTGTTACGTTGTCTGATGTTGAAACGATTATAGGATCGCTCCATGTCTGCTGTCTATTCGCCATATTCTTAAGTAATATCTTATAGCGAACGACCTCATCTTTAGGAACATCTCTATCAATAAATTTATTTGTTATCTGTAAGTCAATGCTATCAATATGTTCATCATCTTCAAATGTGCCACTATTGTCTTTATCACGATATATATCAGCGATAACCTGGCCTGTTACATCATGGCCAAGTTTATCTTTGCCTGAGAATATGATCGTCATTTCAACTAATGGCTTGCCGGCTTCAAATCTCGTTACCCATTGAATTTGAGGCATAGCGGGCGGTATATTAGAATCAAACGAATTATTAAGCTGAGACACATATAATGGCTCAATGCCATCCTGCATTGTAGTAGCAACAGATTGAGTGTTAACGTCATTTACTTGTGTTTTCTGTTCTATCTGTCTATTAATTTGTTCAGGTAGATTTGTATAAAGATTTCTTGTTTCCATCTTAACCTCAATCTTTCAAATAAAATATTGCACTCGTTCTGGGACTACCAGCGGGATCAGTATATGTGGGAGGAACCGTTGCGCCAGTGCCAAACTCAACGCTATCAATGCCAAGGTATTCTTTAACAGGGTTATTGGTGCCTGGCGGCATTGCTACATATTCCAGCAAAGCGCTTGGAGCTTCTGTATCTAAACACCTTAATTCTACACCAACTGCCTGTATAATGTCAACATCTGATAAATCAACAGTTCTGCTAAGAACAACCGAGCAAGTCTTCCATAGGTCTCTTGTTTCGTCTATTGTTAGTTTAAAATACTTTATCTTGCACTCTCTTGTTTCCGTATTATCACGATATTCTATAAATAAGTATGGATTCCATATCTGATTAAGAGTTACGCCAGATATTTCTTTTCCCATACTTCCTTTCGTTGATAAAGTAAACATTCTAAAATAATAATTATCCACTTCTGTTGATATCTTTATTGTCTGTTCTAACGCATGTTTGAGCAACGCAGGCGCAGAAAGTTTTTTATCGTTTTTATCCCATGCTGTTACTTTATTACTCTTCCAAAATGCAAATTGAATATAGCCATCTGTACCCGTTTGACCACCAGTGGGCTGCTCTATATAGTTGACTTTAGTAATATTAGTTATAGTAGTGCCACCATTTCTAAACGGAGACCAAGGACCATTCTGCATGTTTTGGTTGGCGCTTATCGATGTATCGTTTGGCTCTCCCTTGCCTTGTCCTACAATGCTCCATTTATTTATTGTCCACATCGGGTTATTGGCGAAGAAATTGCCATATTCAATCTGAATCGGCTTCATTGAGCCATCAATCAAGTTGGTTGCAGCGCCGTCTACAATTACCTCAACGCCCTCGCCATAAATATCGAATACATTTAATATCGTCATTTTATAACCAGTGCCAGTTGCAGATGAGCCGGCAGTTACAGTCTTACCTTGACTATCAGTAAAGTCCCATTGTATGATTTGATTTAATCCTATCGGCACAACCCAACGCCTTGCAGTTTCAGTGTTAGTCGTTGTAGTATTCATCAAGTTAACATTGCCGCCATCTGCCGTTGATACATAAGCGTCAAAATAAACAGCGTCATTAATATCTTGATACGCGCCGGCATCAGTTTTAATCTGTATAGGAAGGCTTACTGGCTGATATGAAGATAAAAAGCTTGTAGGAGGAATGGGTGCTTTCCATTTAAGTTTATATGTATGACAATTAGTTTTAATAGCAATCGTCTTACGCTCTGTCGCTATTATACTTGCATTGCCAGAGAAGCCATTTAATACGGGTTTAATAATTAATGAAGCATCATATTGAGTTGCTGTCTTAATCCATCCCGCTGATGTTGCGTTTGCTACGTTACCGCTATCGGGATATCCTGCTTTTATATCTTGGTCAAACTGCCACCAGTAAAAGTTGTACTTAGCGTCTTCCCACCCTGTCGTAGCACCAATATGAAACATTCTGTTATACATATAATTGAAGCTATCATTCGGCATTAAATAGATTTTATTAACGCTTTCTGGCCATACCTTAGCGAAGTTAATTCCGCCATCCCAGCGAATGCCATTCTCTCTTTTATAAACGCCGGCATCTAATATTTTTTCTTCCATAACATAAGCAAGAGTATGTTTTCGGTGTAATACGCCCACAACGATCTGAACTTTTTGTTGTCTGGTTAATGCAAAGTTAAAAGTTAAATATTCATCGGGCGGTTGGAAAGCAGAACATACTTCATTAGCAGTTACAACGGCATCTATTAAATGCGCTGCGGCCAACGTGTAGTTCTTTGCGCGAGTTACTGTTAGATTACCACGCCACTTACCGCTACCACCATCATATGCAATTGTCGGCGTTCCTACAAGCATATATTCCGTATCAACTTGAATTAATTGCCCGCTTGAAATAACAAACTCTTCATCGCAATATACATCAATTGATGCTTGTATGGCCGTAGCCGCATACAACAATTTAATGGGCGTTCTATCCACATATACTGTTTCTGGAACAACTTCTAAATTACTACTCACTGCCTTCCTTGTTATAGAAAAGCCATATGCTTTATTAGCAAGGAATTGTGTGGCCGGCACTGGAGGCTTGATATAAGACTGCATGGGAGGCAAGGCAACAACTGTTAAAGTATCAGTTGAACTTATTCTGCTTATTTCTGTGCTAATGCCTGTTACCCATAAACGTGTATCATTAAATGCGCCAACCTCTGGGGCAGCTACAACGCCACAATCGCCTATTTCAATATAAGGGTTACTCAAACTGGATATCGAGAATTGTTTAATATTACGTCTATGCATTTCTAATTGTGTGAGTGATATCCAATCTGAGGTTGCTTTATCAGATATATTTTTCTTAACAACTATCGTTTCTTTTTTATGTCCAACAAAATTATATGCAGGATCGTATTCATAGCACTCAATCTCTGATATATACAAATCAGTGGCGCAATATAGTTCAATTGTACTTTGCGTATAAAGCGCCGGCAATTTAAACATAATTCCACCTGATGTTAAATCATTGGCAGTTATAGTATGTGATACAATAACAGTAGTCGCATTCTTTAAAGATACAATCGCGCCCAAAGGAGTTGTCTGTGGCTTTAAATAAACAAACATCAAATTAAGATTGCTCGTAAGCAGTTCTATGATTGCAGGGGCGCTTGTTTTTAATAACGCATATTTATCATATCTTCCGTCCATAAGCACATGTCCGGTTGAAAAGGTTATAGTGCCATCAGAACCGCCTTTAATGGCATTGTTGCCATTGTATATTGATGTAGTATCAATCGACCTTGATATGATAGGCTGTGGGCTTTCTGGAAGCCCTATGATGGTCATTTGATTTCTTACTTCGGCAGATGAATTAACGGCTGACGATACAATTGCGTTTAAAGTATTATCGCAAGTAAATGAAATGACCTCATCATTGTTATCCAAATAAAGAAGTCCATTGAAATAGGGTGCAGTCGCTGGCAGTGGTGCTGTCATTACAACACCATAGGTATCAGACGTAAATGCCGTATCAGCGCTTGTAGCCCTGTATATTTCTGCTTCATAATATTGATATTTCTTTAACGCAGGAATAGTAATAGGTGCGCCTACATTTGTCCATGTGCCACCATCTGATTTCTTTAATTGAATTGTTGCACTATCTGTATTTGACGTATTTGCTATAAATCTTACTCTTAAATTACGAATACTTGCAGCCGTTGGTATCGACCCAACAGTTAAGTCAAATGTATATCTGTTATTTGTTTGTGATTTAATGTCCCAGGCCGTCCATGACCATACATGGTTCTCGATTATTTCAGAGTCATTATCAGTTGTATTGACTGGAGCTAGCCAAGTGTATTGACGAACCGCTTTGATTGTAAGTACGCCCTGCTCATTAAAGAACACCTTAAAGCCAAAGCCTTCCGTCAATGTTAATATTGCATCCCATAATGATTGACCAAATTCTAACTTAAATTTAGCGTCATTAAGCATATCTTCGTCTATGCCGGCATATACTTTCTTTTCTATAACAGGAGCATAACCAGTTGTGCCATCGCCAGTATAAGAATCCCTGTCCATCTTCGGTGCGACGCCAGAGTTAGCCTGTAATAATCTTTCAAATATAGATTTAGATTGCATATACGGATATTTATCTGCTCTGCCAAGTCTAATTGTGGCATAGTCGTTATATGCTATTGAAAGCAGATTAAGAGGGAATTTAGATTTAATACACAAATCTCTTATAGCATAATCTAAGCGCCAGTTATCATATGCAGGAACATATTTATTTAATAAATTATCATTATAAACATCATCAGGCATTACTAAGTATTCATCGCCTAAATAGACTTTATTTGCAGGGGATATCGCATGTGTAGATACGCCAGATAATCTCTGAACAGTTAATTTAGCCTCAGCTATCGTAACATTCAGGACTAACATTACCTCAGAGTCTATTTTAATCTTAGAACCTACGCTAAATAAAGTAGCAGCGCTTACATAGATAAACTGATCTGTTGCGCTTATCGGCGCGGTTAGCGTTGCCGTTGAGTCAGTCCAGGGTAAATCTCTATATGAATTTATATCTGGATAATTATAATTAAGCACGTTCATAAACATAACAGAGAAGTCAACGCCATTGACTTCCATAATACCATCATCATTCGGAACTATGCTTTCTATAATACCAGTAAACCTTAACTTAACATGCTCTGCGTAAGGCGCAGTGAAATCACAATAGCCAGAATATGCTCTAATCAAAAAACCTTTTGATAGTTTAGAGCCGTCTGTGCCTGTATATATTCCAGTGTCATAATTATATTCAAGAGCGCCACCGACATTTCTAAATAATTCAATGGGAATAGATGCAGATATAGTTTTAGATTGGCCCTGCTGGAAGTTTAAATTAAGAGTAGAGCAATCAATACGATTCCATACGGCAGATGTGGGGTCAGCTTGCCATTCATATATGCTGCCTTCATAAATCTCTATGTAATATGCTGGCCTTGCTGTTTTAGCGTAGTTAGCATCATTAAGGGCTAAGACTGTATTTACTAAGGTTTTATCTTTAGTTTGCATTATGCTACCATCCTGAAAGAAATCATTATTGACCGTATTACTTCGCTATTATTTATCGTCTTTAAATTATTAATTGCTCGATTTGTGATCTGAATATTGAACTGTTGCCCTGCAATTCCATCAACAAGTATAATCGTTTTATGCATTGGAACTGCGGCTAAATCTTCATATAAAGCAGATGTAACTAAAGGCCAATACATCGTGTAGTTCGGATAAATCTCAATATGAGACAAGGAATCAGCGGTATTGCTATTCATTGGCACTTTGATGATATTATATTTCTTTCTCATAACCCCACCCGTGATTATATAATCAACCGTTTTAGGGCCATAAGCAAGCGTATATGTAGTTACACCGTCAATAAAACTCCAAGCCATAACCTATCCTTTAATCGTGGCAATTAACCACAAGAGTACATCTATATCCGCGTTTATCGCCCTTAAATACCATGCCTTCATGTAATTCAAATATGCAATCAGATACTTGACCAGAATAACTTGTCCATGTAGGCGATGGCGTTGCCGTTAAGTCTTCACCATACATTGTATCAAATTCAATTGTATCACCATCAAAACCAAGTGTTTCAAGTGTATTAAATGTAGCAGTATCTTCAATTAATAAATCCCACACCCATTGTTGTTCTCGATTGATAACACGAGAGCCATTATAATAAGCACCAGGAAACACGATAGCCTTGCCTCTTGAGGGTTTAAATTCACCATCTTGAGGCAAGGTCTCGTTTATATTTGATGGCCCTAAAGCCAGTTGTACATTATTAATTTGAAATTTAGCTCTCATACTCATATTATAACATATAGAAGAGAATTATCAAACATTATTTTTAACCCCAATTAGAGGTCGATGTCGCCATCTTTCCTAACGATGATTGATACGAATTACTAATAACTGCATTAACTTCTGCTGCAATTGATTTCGCATTACCGCCAGCAGCGTTTATTGTTATATTATTATTTATTGTAGTTCCGTTACGTTCTGCTTGAACTTTATTCACTTCAAAGGTTGATGGTGCGTTAAAGATCCCATCAGACAACTTCATCAAAGCGTTTGTGTTGCGATCAAGAGCGTCAACGTTACGGAACAGAGGGTACATCTCCCTCGCTGGCTGTACTGGCGGGGCTTCATCTCCATTCTTTTTTCTCCCCAGCAATCCGCCTAATGCGCCTAATATAGCACCAATCGGGCCACCAGTTAAGAAACCAGCAGCAGCGCCACCAAGCACACCAACTGTTCTATTACTCGTTGATGAACCAATAGCATATCCAAGCATCGCTGATGTTAAATATTGCGATGTGCCATATTTAGAAGCCGATGAAGCCGCTTTACTTGCATTTCCAAACCCTGCATTAGCTCCGATTTTACTACCGCTTAGTCCACCGCCAAGTGCAGAGCCACCGCCACCGAATTTAAAACCGCCACCAAGCATACTTAAAAGTCCTGCTCCACCACCAGCGCCACCCGCTGCGTTAATGTTATATTGAATCGAGCCATTCGATATACCAGGCATAATCATATCTGTAACACTCATCGCTCTTTTGCCAAGCCCTAAGCCACCCATTGCAAGAGCGCCTAGAGCAGAACGAGGGTCAGATAATGCAGGAGCATTGCTCTTCTTGCCGCCGCCGCCCATGCCGTCTATTCCACCGAATATCATACCGAACATATCGCCTAATCCGGTTTTATTGATAAGCATTTCAGCAAATTTATCTGCTAATTTCTTAAGAACGCTATCACCAATATTTTCAAGCACTTCTTTCCATTTATTAGTAGAATTATTTACCTCGTCCATTTTCTTACGAGCTTCTTCGATCTGGCGATTAACTTCATTCCACTTATCTCTCGATGAGTTAATAGCATCAATATTACCCGTTGATTCAGCTTGAGCAATACCATAAGCCGCTGTATTTGAGTCTTCTCCTAACTTGGAAAGCTCTTTTGCTATTTCAGCTAATTGTTTTTTGCGTTCATTTTTATTCTTCATGGATAAAGCGTCAAATATACCAGTTGAAAGCATACCTTGTATTTCTTGAACCTGTTGGTTAATTCTTGCTTTCTCTTTAAGCTCTATTTGCCTATCAATGAGGCCCGCTAACTTAGTTTCCTTATCAATCTTCAAATCAAGCATCTTAAGTTCTTCTGAGTCCATTACGAGGGCCATAGCTTCCATTTCGGATTTGCCAGTTAATATATATTTAACTTTGCCCTGTTCGATTGCGATTAATCTTTCTGCTTCAAGTTCTGCTATTTTAGCCTGGCTCTTCCATTCAAGATATGCTTTTTCTTCTTGTCTGCTTGGATTATTAAGAGCATTAAATTCCATATCGTATATCTCAGATTTAAGAGATAATTCTGTTCTTAGCCTTTCCATGCCAACACGATTATCGCTTTCAAATTGTTCAAATTGCGATATTTGTATTGCTTGTTCCCTGTACTTAGATTGTAAGTTTATCTTTTCTTGTAATACTGCTATCTCTTCTTTGAACTTCTTAACTTCATCAGGTTTAAGATTCTTCTCTTCAGCAGAAAGAGCAGCTTTTTTAGCTTGCATTTCAGATTCATATTTAGCAGTTTCAGCATCATATTTAAGCAAATATTTATCTGGCATTTTGCCTTCCCAATATGAAGACATCTGCTGTTGTTTTTGAAGGTCAGCTTCTGCTTTTTTGATACGCTCAAGTGCATTATAGTGAGCAGTTGATTCACGATCGCGTTTAGCAGCGCCACCGGATTTTTCATCAAAAACATTTCCGGCTCCCTCTGCTTGCGCTTTTTGCTTTATGAAATCGATATAACCAGTCTCGCCTGGGCCGGGAACATCTCCGCTTTTTACAGCATCTGCTATATCTTTTCTGTATGCAGACCCCAAGTCCTGTTTAAGTGCCTTCTTTTCATCTGCCGTTAACCCTTTCTCTCCTAACAGGCCCGTATATGTTTTAAGATTAGATTTTACCTTTTCCCATGGGGATTGTTTTTCTTTCTGTGTTGGCATTTCCCCAAAAATCATATTAGAAAGCCAACTAGGAAGATTGGACTTTAAAAATGTTTCAATGGCAACTTTAACTGTGAATTTAGTATTAGACAGGTCAAAAAGTCGATTAGACAAAGTATCCGCCAATTTAATACCGCCATCAAAAGTAGATGACAATGCTTGACTTAATTGATTTGTGACACGAGCAAATGCCGCAGTCTCAGTGCTATTATTTTCCAACAAGGTTCTATATTGCCTGAGTGATTCTAGCTCATTTTTAGCATCAGCCATATTTTTTGACGCCGCATCTTGTTTGTCCCCGTCAGACTTTAAAAAAGCTTGGTCTAGGTCATCTTGGGCTTTTAATATGTCTTCTTTTGCCTTTAAAATTTTTTCATTTGTAATAGCATATTTAGCTAAATAATCATCTTGAGACGATGATTTTCCCGTCATTCGTAACTGTCGTAATTTTGTTTCATTTTCCACCATCTGCACGGCATATACTAAATTCTTTTCACGCAATATAGCTTCAGCCTCAAGTTGTTCATTTTTATTTCTTGCTGAAGACTCTGGAGGAGATATTGATTGAATATTTGCGAATATTTTTTCTATTTCTTCTGGAGTTTGATTCTTGAGAGATGATAACATCTGAGGAGACAATGCAAGTATTTTATTGGCATTTTCCTTTTTAAAAATATTAGAAGTTTTAAGTAATAAATATGATTCTAATTTTTTATTAAGGTCATCAAGATATTTTTGAGAGCCTATTGCTGCGCCCTCTGACGCCATTATACTTTGTTCTGCATATTTAATTGACCTTTGTATTAAAAATATCTGAAGATCGGCCAATAACTCATTAGAAATGTTCGTTGCTTGTCCAGATTGTATATTAGAAATTAAATCTTGGTTTTCAAATCCCTTGAACCTATCAAGCGGCATGGCTTTTATTTCCCCTAAAAACTTCTGTCTATTTGAAGGAAGAAGTGTCTCTTGGAAAGTTAATAGAGCATCTGCCATTTTAGGAATTTCCGTAACATTGCGCCCAAGGGCTTCGTATAAGGGGTCCATTGTTGCCCTTAGGCCCTCTGCGGCCATCTTAGTTTGTGTTTCCCATCCCCTGTCGCCAATATTCTCTTCGCCAATTCTTTTAGCAAGAGTCGCCTTTTTTGCCATTGCCAGGTCTTCTTGGCTTTCTATCATTGGTATTATTTTACCAGATTCAGAAAATTTAGTTTTTAGTCCGGCTTTTTTCATACCTTCAAGACCAAGCTCTTTTGCGATATCTTCTGCAACCTTTTCTTTAGCAGCCTTATCGCTAACGTTTTTTATACTGTTCAATAAATCTAAAGTTTTGGACAATTTATCGTTATACTCTTTTTGTTTCTCTGACGATGATTCGGCCATAGATGATATCGCCATATATGCGCTAGTCGCTAATGCCGCAAGGGCTAAGAAAGGCTGAACGGCACCCATTATTCCCCAGAATGCTCTCATAGTATTTGTTGCCGTCATTCCTGAAGTATACATTGCTATTATTGCTCTCTTGGCTAAAGTTATATTTCTTGCAAAGGCTGCCCATGCAGTTGTATTCCCAACCGCTATGTTCAAGTTTCCAATGCCATGTTTGGCAGTTAGAGTTGTGGCCACAAATGAAACCATTCCAACTACGGCATTAGCAATATTTAACTTAAACATTCTTAACATAGCAACAATAGCAGAAAATCCATAAAAGCCTGTTAGCGCCCCAACGACACCCTTCGAGAAGCTAGGCATCATACTCGCGAGAGAAGAGAATATATTCATTAATCCGGTCGCGGCACCAACTAAAGGCAAAATAACAGCCGTAGATAATTCATATAAGATTGTACTTGCCCTTTGAAATGATTTGCTAAATTTCTCCATTTCAGATGCATTTGCTTTTTGAGCATATCCTAAAGAATTAATTGACCCAGACGTTAATTCTGCTGCTCTACCCATATTTTCCATTAAAGCTATAAATGCATTAAGTTGTCTTGAGCCGGCCATCTGTTCGCCTATAAATTTCTTCTGAACATCAGTTAAGATAGACCATTTCTTCGCTACCGTTTCTAATATCTGAGGAGCGCCCATTATATCGCCACTTATAGGAGATACAAATTGCTGTCCTTTAAACTCTTCCATACCTTGCAATAGATTAAGTGTTTTCATTCTTTGAGCGCGTTCAATAATAGTCTTTAACGATGTACCTATTACTTCACCGCTTAACTGTGTTTTTTCAGATACAGCAGCGATATAACCAAACAATTGGTCTAAGCTAACACCCATTGTTTTAGCCATAGAACCAGAGCGTTGCATTGCAGATATAAGCACTTCAGATGACGCAGATGATTTAGCCTGTACCAATGCCAACTTGTCTATTAATACAGTTGTATCACTAAATTGGCCCTTCCATACATTGGTAGCAGTAGTTAAATAGGTGACAGTAGTTGCAAAATCAGTTGATGCTACGTTAACGCCAAGCAATGCTGAACGAGTCATATCTATGATTTCATTTGCAGATTTACCTTGTTTGGCAAACTCAGCATATGAGCCTAACACTGTATCAATAGGAACACCAAACTCAGCGGCCATTCCATATGCGCTCTGTCTTAATCCACCAATATTAGAACCCTCAGGCAAGAACTTTTTAAGCTCTAACATTTGATCTTGCATTGCAACAGCTTGACGCATAGCTTCTGTAAATTGTTGTATAGTTGATGTAATCGCAAAGAATGATATATAATAACGGCCAAGGCGTAATACAGCATCGCCTTGCTTACGCATTATATCGTTAATCCATGTCATTTTATTGCCGTATTGATCTAAACGAGATGTGCCGCCTGATATTTTATTTAAATAAGCCGATGTAGCCTCTAATGTTTTTTGTTGTTCTGATAGACCGAGACCTAATACTTTTCCAGCAGACCCAAGCGCTCCAGCCGGCGCAGATGGGACTGCTTTCTCTATTAACGGCCTTACTTTATTCATAGCCTGTTTGACAGACATACCCATTTGCTCAACTAAGAACTTACCATATGCCTGTATATTAGGAACAACTTGACCGCCAGTGCCAAAGTTGCCATCAAGATAGCCCTTGGGAAGCATTGTGACTTGTTTGCTTGTGTATGTTTTAGGACCTTTAACTTTACGCATCCGAGCATCGGCTTTTGCGTCTGCTTCATCAGCTTTGCTTTGAGCTATGGTTTCGTTATAAATTCTATTAGCGCGTTGAGCCTCATATTCAGCAGTGTTTGTTGGCCGACCCGTTGCGTTATATTTTCCTTCGGTCGTAGTATCTTTGTCTCTTTTCTGTCTATTAATTGCGGCTTGTTTATTTTCTTTAACTTTGCTTTCAAGCCACTTATTATATTCAGAATTTACAGCAGCGTTTTGATTATCAATATCTTTTTCTATTTTCCGTTTAGTTGCATCATCGGCTATCCGTAAATCGGCCTGTTTCTTTTGATGTGCAACATATTGTTTATGAATATCTTTTTCCGCTTGAAATTTATCATTATCTATCTTATCTTGATTGCGTCTATATGCTTTATGGGCGGCAGTCTGATCTTTTATCCAATCATCATTTAGTTTTTTTTCTTTAATTTCATTTTCAATGGCTTCTTTCATTTGCATTAATGCAGCATTTTGGCCCACATCGGGCGAAGTATCTAAGTTAAACTTTTTAGTAAGAGATTTTATTATAGTCTGCTGTTGAGATGCCGACAAACTAACGCCATGTGCCGACGAAACTGCCCCCATTATATTGCGGGCATTTTCGACATTAAAATTTCCTGTCGATAATATTTCTCCAACTCTTTTCTGGACTCCCACTGCGTTTTTTACTTCAACTTCAACTGTCGCTTTAGTTTTTTTGCCAGCAACTTTATCCATTGATTTAGATACTTCGTCAACAGCATTTTTACTTCTAGTTGCTGATTGTTCAAGAGAAGAAAAGGTTTTGGACATAGCCTGGGGCAATGATTTAACGGCAGACTCAACTTGTTTAATAGCAGAAACCATATCACGGAATACACTCCCAGATAATTTCCCTTTACTAAACGTAGTATCAAAAACTTGATTAAGAGTTGTAGATTGTTTCTTAATTTGTCCGACCATATTAGCGAATGATTTTATTAAACCACTTTCATCTAATACGCCTTTTATTGCGACTCTTATTTGGTTTTCAGTAGCCATTATCTTCTCCCCTTTTCTTCTTCATCTCAAATCAAAATTTATCTTTAAATTCCTCTTGCTTCCGTTTCATTATAACATCATCCAAGTGTCTATCAAGTTCATAGTCACTATCAATGACCTCTGCACTTGGTTTTTCCTTTGGAGTCATGTCACGCAATTCATAATAGAATTTACACCAACTTAAGAATAGCGTTTTATTTAAATCCCAATCTGAGACGCACCCATCGAACATACTGCCTAAATCTTTACGACTTAGTTCGTACTTTCTTTGCCAGATATACTCGCGGGCAATTGCTC